CTATCAAAAGTTCAAAACCGGCTATTACGCCGGTATGGATCCGGATGCCTTTAAATTCGACCTGATGACCCCGCAAGAGCAAAAGGCGAAACTCGCATCGCTCAAAGGCAATCCCGCCGCAACCGCCAAATTCCGATCGTCACTCGCCATCGCTGACAAAGTGATGTCCCCCGATCAGGGGCAATAACGTGGCTCAGGCGCACGTCACGGTCGAGGACGACCCGGCTCCGCCCGGCGATCTGTCAAATTCGCCCTATGGCGGCATTGCCACGGGCATGTCACCGATCGATCGCGATTACATGATCCGCACAGTCATGGGCGAGGCGGGAAGCGATCCGAGCGCATCGGGCGTGGCCGCAGTTATCGCCAATCGCATGAAATCAACGGGACAGAGCGCGAAAAACGTCGTGCTTGCACCGAACCAATTCGAGGCATGGCAACGGCAGAATTTGGCCGCCGTTCCGACGACTGCGCCCGCATATAAAAACGCTGCGAAAGTTGTGGATAACGTCTTGTCGGGAACAACTCCCGATCCCACAGGTGGCGCGACGATGTTCTACAGCCCGACGGCGCAAAAGGCGCTGGGGCGAACGCCGCCCGCATGGGATGACGGGACAGGGCAAACGATCGGCGCTCACAAGTTCTTTGGGGGGAACCCAGACCCGGCCAACGATCCACTTGTGCAAAAATATATGAAGCCAAGCGCGCCCCAAACGCCCGCTAACTCGAATGCGCCAACCGCGAGCGCGCCCGATCTTTCCATCGATCCGCTCGTCCAGAAATATATGAACGCCGCAGCGCCCGCACCCGCCGCGCAATCGGCTCCGGTCGCCCCGGAAACCGCGACGGGAACTGCGAACAACATCGTGCGCGGGCTTTCAAGCGGCATGCCGATCATTGGCGGCGCGCTCAATATGGCCGACGCTGCGACGAATGCGACGCTCGCGCCCGCTCTCAATCCGATGTTCGCGCCGCAAAACCAACTGCAGGGCGATACGTGGTCGCAGCGCTATGCGAATGCGCTGAAACAGCAGCAGGGCATGGATACTGGGTTTGCTGCGGCGCATCCCTATCTCAGCGGTGCGGCCAACATCGCAGGCGGCGTGGCGGCGACAATTCCGGCAATGGCGGCGGCTCCCGCGGCATTCGGCGTCAGCGCGGGAATGCCGATGCTCGCGCGAGGGCTGGCCAGCGGCGTGACTGGCGCGGGTATTGGCGGCGCGGACGCGTTTGTGCGTTCTGGTGGCGATCCTAGTGCAGCGGTGCGCGGTGCGGAATGGGGCGGCGGACTTGGTGCGCTGGCTCCGCCCGTAGGCGCGGCGATTGGCGCGGGCGTCGGCTCGATCGCGAACCGGCTGGCGAGCGTCGGACCGGGGGCGCGCAACATTGCTGAGCGTATGGCGGAAAGCGGTCTAAATCCGTGGAAGGCGCAGAGTGATCTAACGGCGATGGGTCCGAACGCGACGTTGGCGGACATCGAACCTTCGCTAACCTCAGAAGCCGGGGGCCTCGCGCAAAAGGGCGGCGCTCCGACTTCGATCCTTCGCAATGCGATGATGGCGCGCGCGGCGGGGGCCGACGATCGCGTATCGCAAGCGATTGACCAGACGCTAGGGCCAAAACCAGACTTGGAAATGGCGAAGTCGGATATTGTCAGTCGCGCCCAAACTGCGGCGGGACCTTGGTACAATGCTGCGCGCGAAAACGGAACCCCGCTGAATATCACGCCTGTATTGAACAGTATCGACGCGCAATTGAAAGACGCTGTTGGGGGAGAGGCGGCTATTCTGGCGAAGGCGAAAGGATATTTGACGGACGCGAAAGTTGGCATTCCCGGGCCTGACGGCAAGCCCACGACAATGATCGTTCCGAAGTCAGACCCGGGAGCCCTGCTCAAGGTGCGCCAAGCGCTCGACGGGGACATTCAATCGATGGAACGCAATGCGACCATTGACGGGACTTCGGCGGGAAAAAGCGCCTATCGAGCAGCGAACGACATTCGCAGCCAGATTGACGGAGTTCTGAAATCCGACCCGTTTATTGAAGAAGGCGATTTGGCGTTTTCTTCGCAAATGCGGCTGAAAGACGCGATGGACGCGGGAACGAAGCTATTTACTCGCGGGGTTCGCCCGGAGGAATTTCAGCGTGAACTCGCGAGCATGTCTCCTGCCGAAGTTGACGCCTATCGGCAGGGCGCGCGTGTGGCGATCGGGGATGCCTTAGAGCAAGCGCGGCAAGGGGTATTGGCCGGTGCGCGTTCGATGTTTGGCAAGTCATCTGCAAATCGGCAAAAGCTCGATGCCCTATTTCCGAACGCTGGCGATGTCTTCGATATGATCCACGGCGAAGCCGCGATGCGAAACACCGAGAACGTCGTCCGCTCGGGGTCGCAGACCGCAATTAATCGTTCGATCGCGGAACGCTATTCGTTGCCGCAGAATAGTCCGGGCGGCGTGGCGGGGACGCTTATTGGTGAGGCTGTGGCGCCGGGAGGGCCGGGCGCTATAGCGGGCTCATTAGGTTCGCGCGCGATCAACGCGCTTCACAACGAATGGCAGAATTTCCGCCTTGGAAATCTCATGAAACAAAGTGCTCAGGGTCTCAGCGCCAGCGGTGCGGACGCGCAGAAATTCTTGGGGGAGGTTCAACGTGCTTTTGCGACAATGGGCGCACACAATGCGCTTTCTAACGGCGCGGCGCGGGTTGGAAATCTGCTAACCCGTTCAATCCCGCCTTCGAATTATTTCATTGGCGGCGATCAAAATCGAAACGCTCTTGCTGTCCCTTGAAAAAGGTTTCCGGTGCGACTTTCCAAGCCGTGAAAATTGCGGCATACATCAAGACGATGCCGACAAATAGGCCGTGGCCAAAGTCTTCGCTTATGCCGAAAAACAGCCAATGCAGACCATAGCCGAACGCGATCATTAGCAGGACACAGACGATGGTTCGCATTGCAAAATATCTCGCGGCGGCCGTTCTTCTTGCTTTTAGTACCGCGCACGCTTTCGCGCAAGCGAACCAGATTCCTCCGGGGGAAGTTTGTTTTCAAGCCACGGTCGGCATTAACGGGCAAGTCGCGGTCCTAGGGACGATCACAGGCGGCAGCGGCGGCACGGCGGGGACATACACGAACGTCACGCTGACAGGCGGCTCAGGGACCACCGCAACGGCCAACATAACGGTTGCGGGCGGGACGGTGACGGCGGTCGTCATTCTCAATCCGGGCATCAATTATGTCGTCGCGGATGTCCTAAGCGCCGCGAGCGGGACGATCGGCGGCGTTTCGGGCTTTTCCGTTCCCGTCCTCGCGACGACAGTCAACAGCGCAATCGCGGGCGGCAGCGTCGGCATGTATATCCCGAGCACTCTCACGCCTTCGCAGACGTGGCAAAACCCGACGCAGACGATCCTCAACACCAATCCGATCGGCCTCGATAGCAACGGCTGCGCGACGATCTGGGGGGTCGGCCAATATCGCCAGATCGTCTATGACAGTCTCGGAAATGTGATTTGGGATAAACTCGTGCAGGTCGCGGGAGGAAACCCCTTCTACGCGGGAGCCGCGACGGGTAGCGCAAACACAATAACCGTCACGGACGCTGGGTTTAGTTCGGCAAACGGAACCGCGATTTTCTTTGTCGGAGCCGCAGCGAACACGGGGGCCGCAACGATCAATGTCGGCACGGGGGCGCTTTCAGTTTGGAAATCAGGTCCCAGCGGCCCTACGGCGCTCACGGGCGGCGAAATCCAGCCGAACACGGAATACATGATCGTCTATCAGGCGAGCGTCAGCGGGGGCGGTCCTGGCTGGTTTATCTATTCGCCGATCCCAAACCTGCCCTATCTCGGCATCAATGCGGCGAACGTCACTCCGCTTGGCGTCGCGGCGGGAACGTCGGGTGGTTTCGCGCTATTTAGCGGGGGGGGTACGAACACGATCCCGGGCGGACGGCTTACCCTCGCGTCGCACACGCCCGTTATGACGACGCCGCAACTCGCGAAAGCAACGATCTTTTACGATAGCTATGTGGCAAATGGCTATCCTTATTTCAATGGAACCGCAGATCAGACGGCGACGATCACGGCGAACGAACTCAGCGACACTATTCCGGCAAGCGGCACCGGCACTGCCAACGCCGCGGGCGTGTTTGATGAATGGGCGATTGTCGGAAGCGTTATCTGCCACGCGACGAATGGAAGCGGCGGGGGCTGGGCGAGCGACACAGGCGGTTCAAATACCGCGCGCGGAACTGGATATTCACAGCTGGATTTCTCGACGCGGTCTTACGTAACGAACAAAAATGCGCTTTCGAATTGCTATAATGGGTCGACCTCTTTCGCCGTGCCGGCCAATCAGGCGACGTATTTAGGCACATGCGCGACGGATCCAGCCGCCGCAACGTTTACATTTAACGCGTTTCCGGCTGGGGCGAGCGGCGGTCCTGTCGGAGGCGCAGTAATAAATTGCTGGAATTACTACAATCGCGTTAATGTCAAGGCGATTGTTCTGGACAATTCTGGGTCGGCGTTTGTGCCATCGGCGTCGGCGACATGGGTCGCTCATGATAATGGAACGACAAAGAATATAATAACCGTCGTTTCTGGAGTAAATGAAGATACGGTTGAAGCCAATTATATGGGCTTCACGTCAACATCAAATGGAAATTCTGGATCAGCGGCATTTATAGGCGTTAGCATCGATGCAGCAACTCCGGTATGTGTTGCGGGAACGCCGTGGGATAACGCATCGTCGACGGGAACTGTCCAAGGAAGTGCTATCGCTCATTGCCCATCGGCTCCTATTATTGGAAAACATACTTATGCTGCACAGGATTATCCAGTAATAGGAACAAATAGCAATTTCTATAGCTTTGGTAACTCATCGGGGGCGTTCGGACAAATGTTTACGCTCGATTTCTCATCTAGGTATTGAGAATGATAACCCAGAAAGAAGCGACCATGATCAAGAGACATATTCTTGCGGCGGGCGTGGCGGCGCTCTTTCTCGCGGGCAGCCTATCTGTGGCAAACGCAGGCGTCACGACGCTGACGGTTACGCCCGGCGCGGGCGCCACGATGCTAGAAGGTCAGCAGACCGCGACGGGCTATCTTTTTCCGATCATCGGTCTATCTGATCCGAACAACTCGACGCTTTATGCGAGCGTGACCGCGTGGGGAACGGCGGGGACGAACGCTCTCAGCGCCAACGACAACGTCATTACGTGGGGCGGCGGCGTTCTGGGCGCGATGGCGAACTACGGCACGTCGCCTGGCGCCGTTCTTGTTCCCGGCGTCAACGCCGCTATTACGAACACGCCGACCGTCAACCTCGGAACGCTCAACGGGACCGCGACCGCAGCCAACCAGACAACCGAGATTGGCAGCCTCGCGACGATCGCCACAAATACGGGGGCGTCAGTTCCCGCTGGATCGGCGACCATCGGCGGCACGGTCCCCGTTGCGGGCACAACCGGCGCAGCCCTTAGCTCGACGTGGCTCGCGAGCGCGGCGTCCAACAATGCGACGAACGTCAAGGCGTCGGCGGGCACGCTCTACTCGGTGACGGTGACACAATCGACCACGACGGCGATGGAGTTGAAGCTCTACAATACATCGACTTCTCCGACATGCTCAAGCGGCACGAGCCTAATCGACATCATCCCAATCCCCTCGAACGCGACGAGTCCCGGCTATCATCTGACATATCCGGTTGGCCGCGCTTTCAGCACGGGCATCAGCTATTGTCTCGTGGCTTTCGGCAATCCCGCGGCAACGACCGACAACGGCAACGCGGTCGTTGGGGCCACGCTGAGCATGACCTACAACTGAGCGCCGCCGATGCGAAAACTATTTATCGCGCTTCTAGCGTGCCTGTCGCTTGCTTGCCCGGCCCAGGCGGACATGGGCTTCGGCATTTGGAAGTCCGTACCAGCAGTCGCCTCAGGCCTGCCGCTTGATATTTCTGTTGCGGGTACGCCCTATTTCGGATGGAGCACTCGTTGTCTTAGCAGCGCCCTCAGCGCTAACTTTGTCGTCGCGCTGATTGGCGATAATATCAATGCTGCATCGAGCGTAAGTAGGACTGCGATTGTCTGCAACGGCGGCACGGCAAGTTACTCAAGCACTGCCGGGACCGCAAATGCCTTAATAAGCGTAACATGCCTGAGCACTTGCTATACTAATTTTTATTATGACCAGACAGGTAATTCTCGTACTGGAACATCTGCGAATAATCATAGCGGGGTGTATTTGCAGGCCGGCGCTTGCGTGACGACTCCGGGGGATTGCACTGTATTTGATGGCACGGCCGTTAATTACATATTTACCGGGATCACCGGCCCGGTTACTCCGTTTACTATGGCAGTATACGCTTATGAAAATAATGCGGCGAGCACAAGCATAGTCCCGTTTTCCTTCATAGATCATGCAATTTCCACTTGGGAAGGCCATTATATACAAAATACACTTAATGGCAGCAGCGTTATTACCCTTAGTGCTATAGAGGCGCACGGCGGGGCATTCCCCTTGAGCGCTCAGGCAGGCGGTACAGCGCCTATATGGAACATGTGGTCAGGCATTTTCGCGTCCGCCACAAGCAGAACGGCCTGCGTCGGCGGTACTTGTGGCTCGGCGAACGCCACATCGTCGACCCCAACTGGATCAAGCACGTACGCACTTAATTTGGGCGTGAATAGCAACAACACTACGGCGGCCCCCCTCAAGGGTCAAGTGACCGCCGCGATCGGGTGGGGCACGACTGCGCTGACGACGGGGAATATCAGCTCGCTCTGCACGAGCCTCAACACTCTCTCGGGTGCTGGCACATGCTGAAGCGTCTCGCCCTTGTCCTAGGGGCGCTCGTTTGCAGCCTGCTCGCCCTCCCTCAGTTCGCGGACGCATGGACGCACGGCTCGCCGGGGTTTCTCGTGCCGGGGTCAGTCCAAGGCTCGGCATGGGCTCCAATCGCCGAGCCCGCGCCCCAGACGAACCTCGGGTTTAACTCTTCAACCTACGGCTACGGCTTCGACGCTTTTGGCGTTTGGAGCGGCAATCCGACAAATACGCTTCGACCGTTTCAAACCTTCATCTCGGGAACGAATTATTTCTGCGTCGACGGGTTCCATGCCAAGCCAGGCTCGAGCGGAACCGTCACGACGCCGGGGATTTACAAAGTCGCGTTTTTTGCGGATGGGGGAACAGCCGCCACGGCGATGACGCCGCTGGACGGGCTTGCTCTCTATTGCGTCCCGTTCAACCCCGCGACTTGGACGGATGGGCGGCACGAAATCCGAGCGATCATTTATCCTGTCGTCGGGCCGCCTTTTGTCCTGCAAGACAGCCGGGGCTATTCGGCGAGCTACCAGGGCGTCTCCAGCATCAGCGGCGCCTCTGGCGGCAGCGGCTGGGCGACAGGGGCCGCGGTCACCATCGGCGGCGGCAGCGGCGTCACCACGGCGGCGTTCGGGACGGTCTCGACCATCAGCGGCAGCGCCATCGCCAGCGCAAAAGCCGCCTATAGCGGCGGCGGCGTTTATACCACCGCCGGCCCGCAGGGCTCACAAACCCTGAGCGGCGCGGGAACGGGCTCGCCGACCGCGACAGTCATTTCGGAGAGCGTCTTTACTGGCGCCAACCCCGAGCCGCATGGCTGGAATTCGGGCGTCGCGCTGACGCTGACCGGAACCAGCGGCGCGGCGCTGTGCCTGAGCACGAGCGACACATCCTACGCCGTCCGCACCGACAGCAATTACACCGGCAACGCATTCGGCCTTGCGCATAGCGGTAGCGTCACCGGATCGATCTCTGGCGGCGTGCTGACGCTGGGCTCGAATTTCACCAGCGCCTACGGCAAAGCCGCGCTGTTCGATTCGACGGTTTCTTGGACGGTGCAATATGTCAACGCCGCCGCGGTCGGGCCGGGTGGCTACAACTACGCGGTCAATGATCTACTGACGCTCGCCGGTGGCACGTTCACGACCGCGACCGTCCTCAAGGTTTTGAGCGTCGACGCGAATGGCGCGATCCTGACGTTCTCAATCCAGACCGCCGGAACCTATTCGGTTACGCCATCCAATCCAGTCGTTCAGTCGTCCGTCAGCCCGGACAGGACCACCAATCGCGGCGCCGCCTTCACGATGACCTATGTTTCCGGGTCGGCGACGGCGGGGGCGCTCGCCGGGGCGGGGACCACGACCGGCAATGGCTATCACAACGGCGACGTGCTCAATATCGCCGGCGGTTCCGGGCTTTTTACGCAGGCGACCTTCACGGTCTCGGCGATCGATGGCAACGGCGGCATCACCGCCGGCTCGATCAGCGCGGGCGGAAACTATCTCACCGGCCCGAGCGGAATCGTAACGTTATCTGGCGGCTTCGGTACGGGCGGCGAACTCAAAGTTACGAGCGCGAATTTCAACGAAAGCGGGACGATCTATTCGACGGGAGCGCTCGCGAGCGGTACGGCGGGCAGCAGCGGCGCGACCTACAACATCACGACCGCAGGCGGCTATGGGACGGTCTCGCAGACGCTGACATTCAGCGGCGGCGTCGATATGACCGACGGCGGCGCCAACGATTGCACGGACGGGCAGCTTACGCTCAAGCGCGCCGGCATCCAGGGCAACTCGCTCTCCGATTCGCTCTGGATCAACACCAATGCCAACGGCAATCTGACCGCCTTCGCATCGACGCACACCTTCTGGATTTGCGCTCAAACCGCCGGGGCCAATTGCGCGACCGCGACGAGCGCGGCGAGCGATAGCGGCAATTGCCTGACCTCGACCGCGCCGTGCAACAATCTCTCCTATGCCGTCGGGCTCGCGATGAAGAGCTATTCGGCGCGAACGACCAACACGACGGCGTCGCCGACCGGTTCCTCTAGCTCCTGTGGCAGCACAGTCTCGACGTTCACGGTCTATGCGTGGGAGTTTCAATCGCCCGCCTCGCTCGGCGCGTTCGTTGCTGGCGACGAGTTGACCTTCGCAAGTATTAGTCCGGCGGGTTCAATTATGACGACAGCGGCGACGGGCGGCGCGACCGTCAGTCCGCAGCAACCGCTCTATGTCGTGAGTTCGAACGGCCTCACCGCCGGCAGCGCCACGGTGACGCTCTCGACCAATCCAAACAGCACGGCGAATGTCTGCGCGCTGAGCACCTATGCGGGCACGTCTCAGGCCGTCAGCATCAGCGATGAACTGACGTTTTGCCTGATGGACGGAACCGCCAGTTTTCCGCAGCAATATGCGTGGATTGGCGTCACCTCTCAGCAAGGCATCAATGCCGGCGCCGTGATCGCCGTTGGCAATGGCTGGGGCAAAATCAGCCAGCATTGCGCCGGGCAGTCTGGAAACTACCAATCCGTCACCACCGCCGTGACCGCCAGCGGCGGCATCCAGGCGTGGTCCTACGACGGCAAGATCGATTTTTCCGGAACCCAGATCACGCCGGTGATGAACGGCCAGACCATGGCCTGGTTGAACGGGGCTTTGGTGATCGGCGCGGGCGAGACTAACAATGGCCTCTTAAACCAGGCCGGCTGCTCGAAGCCGATCAATTATGCCGGCGCGTGCCCGGGAACGGTAACGCAGGACAATTTCATCGGCGGCGCGGTCTATACCTCGAATACGACCGAAAAATATATCACGCGCAATCTCGGCTCTTACGACGACAATGTGACGTTTGTGCGCATCGGCGGCCAAGCGCCCGGCGTTGGCAACGCCGTCGCTAACATCGCGACGCTGGACACGGTCGGGTATTGGCAGGGCAATAGCTGGACCGTATTTGCCGGCGGGACCGCCACAAGCTGCGCGCCATCTTGCGCGGGCGTCGGCCCGTGGACGCTCAATCTCGTCGCAAATTTACCAAATCCCGGAAATTCAACGGCAGCGGTTCCCGATACAAACGCGGGTAACTTCCCGTTCTCGCCCTATGGCAACGGGAGCTTCAACTACAGCGCAAATAATATCATTTCACTCAACATCGCGGCGGCGGGGCTGACGTGCGTTACGGCTCCAACAGTTGCGCTTCCGGCGGCCAACGCAGTCAACATTTACAACGGGCAGATCATTGCGATTTCTCCCCCGGGAACGAACGGATCGAATGCAGGCAACTGCACAACGCCTTCGCCGAACCCGATCACTGTCTGCCAATCGACGGTTTCCGGGTCGAGTGGCGTCGGCGCATGCTTCGCTCTGACTTTCACGGGTAGTGCGGTCACAAGCATCGCCTCGAACCTCATCGGATCATACGATTCCAATTGCAATACCAACGGCGCGAGCCAAGCCTATTGCGGGCAGAATGCGAACCAATGGGCGATCAACAATAGTGCGGCCTTCACGGGGGCGGCAGGAAACATTCCAGTCATCTCGTGCTTGGATGATCTATCCTATGGGCAGCCGAGCGGATGCGGCCAGTTGACCGGGAATTCCGGCTACCACGCGCGGATCACTTTCAATTACCCAATAGCTGCTGGCGGCATAACTGCGGGATCTACCGTCCAAATCAGCCAAGGGGAAATCCACTCGGATGTTGTCTATTGGAACGACGAAACCGGATTCACAAATCTGATCGTTTACAAAGCAACAGTGACGAATCAAGCGCACACTAATGCTCGCGCATGGTTTGCAAAGGGCGGCGCCTTGATCACGAACTCCGTTGTTGCGGAATCCACTCTTCTCTCATCCAATAACGCCTCTGGAAACATAGCCTTTGATCCGACCGGAGATTTCGCGGTTCCATATTCTCCTAATACGTTCAATAATGTTCTTATACAGGATGACATCTTTAATGGTACGGGGCAGTCGTTTACAAACGTTGTCGGAACTTATGGCGGCTGGGTTCTCGATCACGTGACCTGCGATGCGGGGTTGCCAATCACGGGCTCGCCGGACTACGGATCAATTGTGCGAATAAACGCGCCCGCGAATCCCTGCTAAATGGGCGATCATGCCCATGACGCATTTAGGCTGTAAAAAGGAGCGAACATGACGACCGAAGAAACAGTGTCCCTCGCGCCGACAATCAATCTGATCGCGCAATTGATCTCGCCTATCGTCGGGATTTTGGTCGCGGGCGCGGTCGGCTGGCTCGCAATGGCTTGGCAGAAATATACGGGCATCCGCCTAGATCAGCAGGCGCTCGATCGGATCGAAAAAGCCGCTGCGACGCAAGCGGGCGTCATGGTCGCGAAGGCGGCTGACAACCTCTCCAACACGACGGTCACGGTCAAGAACCCGATGGTTGCAGACGCGGTGCGGTCAATCCAAAGCAGCGAGCCGAAAGCGATCGAAACGCTTGGCGTGACGCCGGAATGGATCGCGGCCAAGGTCGCGGGCGAGATCGGCAAGCTGCAATCGAACTCGGCGCCGGTTCCCGAGCCGCATCCTGACTTGAAAAACGCGGCTCCAATAAAGGTCGCTTCCTAATGCGCCGCGCTCTCATCATCGCCCTGATCGCGTTTTCGGTTCCCGCGATGGCCGACCCGAACTTTACGCCTGTAGATCGGGGAATGAGCGCGAAATTGCCGATCCCGCTTCCCTTTGATCCCGCCGGATTGAACAATGCCGGATCGACAACGAACGGACCATCGGCGGACAACGATATTTTCAAAACCGGCCCTCTCGCGCAGATCGCCGACATTATCAACAGCGATTTCATCGCCGCGGCGGCGGCGGCAACAGCCGACCCTGACGTGCAGGACCCGAACGGAGCCGCGTGCTGGGCCGCGTTTGCACCGCTGGGCCGCATCGTCAAAGCGCATCCCGTGCCCGCGACGCTTCACATCGCGCCGGACATCGAGAACCTCCGTCTCGTCAACATCGTGCTCAACAAAGTCTGCGCAATGCCCGCGTGTACGACGGTTTTCAACGATGCGGCGGCATGGATAAAGCGGATCAAGTCCGCGTTGCCGATCAGCACGAATATTGTAGGCGCGCAGTTCAATCCGTTCGGCGATGTGTGTTCGAACATTCCGCAGATTTCTCTCGCGGCGACGACCGCGGCACCGGTTCCACCGGTGGTCCTTCCCGTCCCCGGCGCGGCGACAAGTCCAACTGTTCCCACGCTTGGGGCGCCACCCGCACACTAGGAGGCCGCAATGACGCCAAACGATGGACCTCACGCGCACGATGACGATCACGATCGGTCGGGCGTGCCAGTATCGCCCGCACCCTCGCCGCCAGAAATGCCGCATCCTAACTGGCCGCAGCGTCAGCCCGACCCGCCGCATTGGAACCCGAACGATCCGAACCGGCCCTACAATCCAAACGACCCGACAGATTGGCGATTGCCGCAAATCTCGTCAGGCATGCCTCCGCCGCCGTGGAACCCATCGCACCCTGACTGGCACCGCCCTTGGGACCATCAGCCGCCTTGGGACCCGAACCCATGGAACCCCTATCACCCGGACTGGCCCTATCGTCCGCCTGGGTGGACAACGCCGCCTACGGGCTATGTTTTAGTCCCGGTATCGGCTATACAGCCGGGCGCGGCGGTAAATCCGTCGAACCCTTACGACCCTTATCCCTCGTGAAAAGGAGCAGCCCATGACAGCCTATCCGACGACCAAGGACGCGGTGCATCCGGACCCCGGCGCATCAGCCCCGCCCGATCTCCACGCGGGCCTGACGAAGGTCCTGACCACTCTCAAAATCGAACCCGCGAAAATCCCTGCGGGCGTCGCGTCCATCATCAGTCTGACCCACGCGCGCGGCGGCATTCTGCGCAAAGGCACGAACTGGACAGGCCTCGGCAATGGGCTGGGCCAATTGCTGACGGGCCTAGGCGCCAACGCGAGCGCGATCCCGGGCGGCGTGTCCGCGATTATCGGTCTCACGCATCCGGGTCTCGCTGCGGAAAAGCAGTTGATCACAACGATGGCGGCAGTCTCCAGCAATCCGGCGCTTCTCTACGAGGAAGCAAAACAACTCGCGCTGGTCCCCGGTGCATCGGCTGCGATTGTCGGGCAGGCGCAGTCTTTGATGACGACGCCTCCGCCGGCCAATCCGCTGCAAATCATCATGATGATGCAACAGGAAATCTCTACGGGTATGGGATAATTTCGCATGACCACGCCTCTCGACACGATTCTAGGCCCCGATCTTGAGGCCGCGCTTGAAATGGCGGGTTACGCGATTGTCCCGACCTCGGGTCCTATTCTCGACAAAGCGCTCGCAGACATGATCGACGCGAACGTGCCTTTTTTCGCTCGGCAGTCGGCATTGGACGGCGTCAAGAACGCGATCGGTCCTTTCTTCGCGAGTATCAAGGCCGCGCTAAAGAGCTAACGCATGGCCGCGCCGATCATTCTCGTCGCGGCCATTGTTTGCGCAGTTACGCATCCTCTGGTTGTTCAGTTTGCGGATGCGATTCCAGATAACGAGTTGCAGTTGCTTTATGTCCCGATGACGATGATCGACATTGGCTGCGCGATTTTTTCTCACACGCCGTTCTCGTTCGGAATTGTCAAAGACATAGGCCCGCATGCGTTCAAAGCCGGGCTTGCGCTGGCGAAATATTCAAAGCCGGAAGCCCAAGTGCGTAATCCGATCCGTGGCTCTGACCCGTGGATGATACGACGATGACGCTACCTCCTCTCAAATGGGTTCCCTCGCCGAATTTCTCATCTCGCGGCGGCGCGCACATCGACTTGCTTGTCCTTCACGATACGGAGGGCGGCTATTCGGGCGCCGTCTCTTGGTTTCAGATGCGGCAGAGCCAAGTCAGCGCGCATTTCGTCATTCGGGAGGATGGCGGCGAGGCGACGCAAATGGTCGACATCGGCATGAAGGCTTGGCATGCCTGCAACGTCAATCCACGTTCGATCGGGTTCGAGATGGCGGGTATTTCCGCCAAGGGGTTCGCTGCGGTCGAAATCCAGGCGCTCGCCGATATCTTCGCTTTCCATCTCCACGCGATGGATATTCCTTGCGTTCGATCTCAGGCGGGACGGACGCCTGGGATTTGCTCGCATTACGAAACGGGTCCGCTCGGCGGCGGCCACAGCGATCCTTCGACCGATCCGGCTTGGATGGCGCATTTCTTCGAGCTAGTGTCCGCGTCGCACGCCAAGGGTGGCTTCCCGACATTTTGGCAGTCCGAGAGGCGCGCGGCGACATGCGGCCTTGCTAGGCCCTGACAGTGGCGCAGATCGTCTTCTACGCCACGACTTCAAATAGGTTATTCTCCCGCGTTATCCGCCTCGCAGGGCTCGGCACGCATTATTCCCATGTCGGATGCCGCTATGGCGACGGTCTCATATCCGCGCATTTGGGCGATGGATTTCAGGTTCGGACGATCGAAAGCGAATTGCCGTCGCTCTCGTGGACATGGGCGACATTGCAGGTCAGCGATTCACAGGCGGTTCGGCATCGTAATTGGCTGACGTCGCAGATCGGCAAAAAATACGATTGGGCGGCGATCCTAGGCATGGCGGAAAACGCCTTCGCGGAGTGGAACCGCGCCGCTGGCTGGCCGAACGCTTGGTATTGCAGCGCCGTAATGCTACAATCTCTGGTAGAAATTGGCATGGGAGCGCCGATCAAGCCCGATCCCCTGCGCACGATAACGCCGGACACTTTCATGTGGGTCTTATGGGCTCTTGGGGCGAAATTGGCGCCGGTGGCGGAGCCGAGCGCGAGGACGATCAAATGAAAACGTTCCGAATGGGGCGCATCCGTCCGCGCTTTTCCTCCCCGCCGCTGACGTTCGGAACCTACGTCGATAAGAGTATTCTGCCTACGCCCCCGCTCGAGTGCGATTATACGCTCAAGGCGGTCAAATGGCTCGATCAGATGCTCGCGAATGACGAACTCGGGGATTGCACTGCGGCGGGGGCCTTTCATATCGCGGGTTCATGGCTCGCCAACAACGGCAAGCCGATCACTTTCACCAAAGAAGACGCGATCAAATTTTATTCGCTGACAACGGGCTATGTCCCAGGAAAGCCCGAGACAGACAATGGCGGCGATGAAGTCACGGTCATGAACTATTGGGCGGAGAATGGCCTGGGAACGAAGCCCCCGCACAAGATGAGTGCTTGGGTTGCGGTTGACGGGGGAGATATAGACCTTGTGCGCGCGGCGATTTGGTTGTTTGGCAACATCTATATCGGCGCGAGCCTTCCCGATAGCGCGGTCAATCCGTTTCCGCAAGAGAGTGGTTTCGTTTGGAGCGACACGTCTGGGGCGCCGAGCGACGCGAATGGGCATTGCTGGTGCGCGCTCGGCTATGACGCCAAGAAAAATCTGCAAATCTCGACGTGGGGCATGCGCGGGGCGATGACGCCCGAGTTTCTGGCCAAGTATGGAACTCCGCGGTTTCATGGCGAGACCTACGCGATCCTAAGCGCCGATTGGGTTAATGATGCGACCGCGAAAGCGCCCTCTGGTTTCGACATCGGGCAGCTTCAATCCGATCTCCTCGCGTTCGGGAATTAAGGAGCGATGGTCGAAAGATTGCCTTCTCAATCGGAAATGGTTCAGTTTGCTGGCGGCACACGACCTGTTCCAGACCCGACGCAACTCACTAATGAGTTAGTGACGAAGGCGACATCGAGCCTACGCGATATCATCGAGACACGCGTTACGGGTCTTGAAGGACATATCAGGTCGATTGAAACCACGCTCAATCGGCACGTCGATATTGCGATAAGCGATATTGAAAAACGGTTTGCTATTCAAATTAACGCCGAAGTCGAAAAAGCGCAAAATGGCCGTGATGCCGTCAAGGAATTGCTGACGACAAAGATCGCAGCGCTATCAGACACGGTAGCGGCCAACCGACAACTTGTCCATGATCGATTCGACCTCAATGACAAGGCGACCATTAAAGCGGCGGCGGACGTTAAAAGCGCCGTGGATGCCGCGTTCGCGGCGGCGGCAACGGGCGTGGCGACGCAAAATCAAGCGAATTATCTCGCGAGCCAGAAACAGGAAGCCGCCTTCACCAAAGCGCTGGATACTCTCGCCCTCAATGTCGCTGGGAGCGCCAAATCGCTCGATGACAAGCTGAATGATATCAAACGCAACAGCGACGACAAGGTGAATGATTTGAAGGACCGCATTGTCGCGATGGAAAGCCGAACGAGTATCTCTGATCCGACGACCGCGAACGCGCTTCGCGATATGGCGAATGCGATTACGCTTTTGCGGACCCATGCGGATTCAGGAGCCGGACGCGAAAAAGGGCTTGGGCAGGCGGGCGCCATTATAGTCGGGATAGCTATAGTAGCAGGCGTTGCCGCCGCTATTTTGGTCGATATAATAACTCGGTTCGCAGGAGTGCATCCATGAGAGCGCTGATCTTTCTTTCCGCGATGCTTTTGGCGTCGAACGCCCTTGCCGCCGCGAAGGTCAAATCGCATTCGAACACGAACAACAATCGCGCGTCCATCAACTATAACTCGTCCAAGAGTAACACGAAGGCGAAGACATACAATTCCTCGCACTCAAACAAGGGAACGGTCTCGCTCGTAAAGTGACCGATGCAAAAATGCGTTTTCGGCCAATAGCTGCGGTTCTCACCCTTTTGATGCTACTGTTCGTTGCGAGAGTTAGTTATGCTTGGACGCACGGGAATGCGGGGACGCCATGCGCGATCAACATAAGCACGGATTATTCAGACGTCGGCTGCGATATAATGACCAACTTCACGGTGGTAAGATGATAATCAAATCGTGGCTTCTCTCGGCCCTGTTGCTGATGATCCCTACCGCAGCCTTTGCGGCCTGCCCAAGCCCTCTCACGGGCAAGGATGCGGGGGGCGTGACGCAGAATTTAGCGGTCGTGGTTGACGCCTCGGGCAATTGCACGGGAACCGTCGTCATCGGCGATGGAACTACGCCGCTCACTCATGCGAACGTGACGGCATGGGGTGTGGCGCCGACAAACGGCATCGGGGTTAATGCGGACATTGTCGCTGGATCGGTTGGGATTACGGGGACATTGCCGGCGTTTTCATCGCCTCCTCCTGTGGCGCAGTCGGGAACTTGGACGGTCGGCCTTACCGCCAACACCGCGGGAACGCCATGGTTCGTATCGCCGGGCACAGGGGCGACGTTTCCCGTTTCGGGGACCTTTTGGCAGACGACGCAGCCGGTGAGCGCCGCGTCGCTCCCGCTGCCTAGTGGCGCGGCCACTTCCACCAATCAACCGACGGCGGCCACTCTCGGGTCAACGACTTCTGGGCAAAGCGGTGGGCTCTCGATGGGCGCCGTAACGACAAGCCCGCCCAGCTATACGAATGCGCAGACTGACCCGCTTTCGCTCGATGTGGCTGGCAACCTGCGTGTTAACTGCATCACGGGGTGCTCGTCTTCAACCTCCATTACGGGCTGGGGCGGCGGCACGTTGGGCGCGATGGCGAATTACGGGACTTCGCCGGGAGCGGTCTTGGTTCCCGGCTTCAACGCCTTTGTGACGAACACAAATGCGAACGGCGCCGCAGCTCCAGCGAATTCGTCTCCTGTTACCCTTCCGGCTGACCAGACATTGACCGCGACAGCGGGCAGTTCGAGCATTACCGCCGCTGACGCTGCGACGACATCGGCCTCATGGTCGAACTCTCAGTCCGCGGTTACGGGGACGCCGACCGCCGCCAGCTTTGCGACTTATGCGCTGACGCCCGGCACGCAAAGCATCGGCGTCCAAGTCACAGGCACGCACAGTCTGACACTCCAAACCGAAGTTTCGATGGATGGCGGCACGACCTATTTCGCCGTGCCGATCTTTCAGGATGGGATAATCGGCGGTCATTCTACGTTCTCAGGAGCTGGCGTGACGGGCAACTTTGCCGGCTATGCCAATGTCGCGCGGGCGACCCATTTTCGGGTTCGCGCGACGGCGTTCACGTCGGGGACCGCGACGATCGCTGTTCAAGCGTCTGATTGGAGCGGGGTGGCGGCGGCGCTTCCGCAACTGCCGAATACGCCCACGCTTGTCGCGAACAACGCGACGATCGCGAACTCGGCCTCTCTCGCTAATACTCCCGCTGTGGGGTTCAACTATGTATCAAACGGATCGAACTGGATCCAGATGGCGGGGGACGGAAGCGGGAACGTCAAGGTCGTCGGGAATGGGGCAAGCGGGCAGGTGACGATGCAGGGCCTCGGAACTGCGGGAGCGGCATCGGGGAATATCTTGACCGTCCAAGGCGTCGCCTCAATGACGCCCTTAGCGGTGAACCAGACGCAGGTGAATGGCACGGCGCTTTCTGTCACGAATCCGGGGTTCACCGAGATCACGGACGGAATCCATGCCGCCGCCGCGACAAAAGCTGCGAGCACGGCTGCGGTTGCGGCGGACCCTGCGCTCGTGGTGGCGCTTAGCCCCGCTGGCGATCCGTGCCTTGGGTCGGCAAAATCTGGCGGTGTCATCAATCTGACCGCGAGTGGTCAAGTCATTACGGGGACCGCGAGCAAGAAAACCTACATTTGCGCTCTCAATCTCGTTTCAGCGACTGCGCAAAATATCGCTCTTGTCGAGGGGACGGGAACAACGTGCGCAACGAATATTTTTGGCCTGGCAGGCGGAACGACTGCGGCCACAGGATGGAACTTGGCGGCAAATGGCGGCCATAATGAAGGCTCTGGGGTCGGAACAGTGATTTCCCCATCCGCTGATACGAACGCGACTGCGGCGAACGTGTGTCTGCTGCTTAGTGGAACGGGACAGACCTCGGGGCAGGTAGCTTACGTGCAGCAATGAGATTTCTTGCCGCCTTCCTTCTTGGGTTCCTGTGGCTGTTTCCGGCCTCGGCCGTAATAGCGATTGATCCGAATGCGAGTTCTCATCCGATTAATGCGACAGGGAGTTCGACAACTACCGCTGTGACCCTAAGCACGACCAATGCAGGGGACTGCATCATCGTTATCGTGACTAGCGGGGGCGGAACTGGAGCTACGCACACTCTTGCAGATACTGCTGGAAGCACCTGGACCGCGAGGTCTGGATCGCCGTATGATCCTGGATCGACAGGATATAACACGTCGGAGTGGAGCACGGCAGTATCAGGAACCTTGTCTAGCGATGTGATTACTGCCACGCAAACAGGAACGGCCTTTACGGCCATTCAGGCGGTGGCGATTTCAGGCTGTAGCTCGTCGGGGACCAGTGTTAACTTCGATGGGAATATTACCACGCCGCCGTCGGCCCTAGCAGATAGTGTGAACATCACCACGACAAATGCGAATGACATGATTTTTGGCTTTTGCAACGCAGGGAATACGTCGAATGCGACGCCCGTTGCTGGGTTCACGGACTTGACGGGGGCTCCTGGGGATTATCTCGGAAACGCCTATAAGGTGGTTTCGGCGACGCAGACAGCTCTTCCCGTTGGCTGGTCGAACACGCCTGTTTGCCATGAGACGGTTGTTGACGCGGTTAAGGCGTCAGGAAGCGTCGCAGCGGTACCCCTACGTACCCTGATGGGCGTCGGGCAATAGGATGCGATGGCCCGTTGCAATTGGTGTGTTGGGGGCGATTGTTTCCGCCGCTCCGGCCATAGCGGCGTTTGCCATATTTATGACTGCGGGCAGTGTCGTTAGTGATCCGACCGCTGGACTGCTTCCTGCGGATCGTAGCGCTTGGGTCAACTGGACGAAAGCCGGGCTTCAATCCATAGGCGGGATTCCGAACCGCACCACACAGTGCGGAGCGACGCTCACGCCTATTGGAAGCGGGAGTGACGACAGCAGCGCCATCCAGGCCGCGATCAACGCCTGTGCGGTGAATGATTACGTCTTGCTATCGGTCGGCACCTTCACCATCGCTGAGGGAAGCTCGGTCGCTATCAACAGGTCGATCACTGTACGCGGATCGGGCGCATGCGCAGGGGCGGCAGGAGTTAGCCCCATTGTTCCGGCGAGCGGCGGGACTGGCTATCCCTCTACGCCGTCGATGACGACATGCACGCTGATCCGCCGATCGGGCGGGGCGGTAATTGGTTCGTCGCAGGGGCTAAGTGTAAGCGCGCATTTTTTGATCGGCGGGACGGACGGATATGGGAATGTAAGTCTTAGCGCGCCAACCAATCTAACATCTGACGCTGCGGCTGGGGCGAGCACGATCAGCGTTGCCAGCACCACCGGCTTCACGGTGGGAACGCAAGTCTTGCTCAGCGAAGTTGCTTCCAACTTGGGTTGGCAAACGTCCTGGACTTGGGTTGGTGAAACTCAATGGAGCACTCCAGATTACCGGGACAACTGGCGGGCGCAGAACCCGACCTGTCAATCTGGATCGAGGAATTGCAACGGAGGATCCACACCGGTAACTAACCCTTGCATTGTTAGCTATAGCGGATCTCCTAACAATTGCCTGAATGTTACGAGCGAAATGAAACAAATTGCATCGATAGGCAGCGGCACGATTACCTTCGACTCGCCGATTATGATCTCTTATCGCACCGCTATGACGGCCCAAATACAAAATGTATATGGCGGCGCGAGTAGTTCCGCGCCAATTGTATCTATGGCTGGGCTCGAAAACATGACTTTGCAAAATGCGGACGCCTCATCCATAATGATGGCAGCGTGCGCCTATTGTTGGGCTAAGAACGTGGAGTCAACGATATACTTTGGATATTATAATCAAGGGGATATAGCGCTTGAAGCGTGCTTCCGCTGTCAAATAGAAGGAATCTACAGTCATATTTCAGCTAATCCCACTTCTGGCGGACATTCATACAATTGGTCAATTGATAGGGGGTCATCCGAAAACCTCATAGAGAATAGTATTTCCACTCTCGCCGACAAAGTTATGGTGATGCGCGGGGCCGGAGGAGGTTCGGTCATCGCCTATAATTATTTTGACGATTCTCTTTTGGGTGATAGCACCGTAGGCGAATCGGAAGTCGGGATGAACGCCAGTCACTGGTGGGGGACTCATCACACGTTGTTCGAGGGCAACTGGTCGTTTCAAGCCAGCTCCGATCCCGTGTGGGGCGGCACGCCATTCCAGACATTTTTTCGGAACGACGTGACTGGCTTCCGCACGCCTTTTCACGACTACCACAACAATATCACGATCAATGATGCTGCAAGCATCCCTGGCGCTGGGGGGGGCGGCTCCTTCGATAATGGCGCGACTGGTATGGCGGTCGCTCTTGCCGAATATTGGTACTCCTTCATTGGAAATGTGATTGGAACGTCCGGCGCAATGACAGGATGGTCTTTCCATGTTCAGGGCGGATCGAACGCGATCTGGGTAACGGGAGGGTCGGACGGCGGAGATCCAGGTTCAGATCCAGAGGTATGGAGCCAGCAGGGCACAGCGGGGGCTTGTACCGACGGAAGCGATCAATGTCCGCTGCTTCGCCTCTCCAACTATGACTACGTTACGAATTCGCTCAACGATCCGAGTAATCCAGCAGTGCCAAACTCTTTTTATACGAGCGTGGCGCCTGCGTTCTTTGCTTCGGGAAGCGGATATACCTGGCCCTGGGTAAACGCGCAGGGCTCGACCAAAGTCCAGTCGGGGCCTACGACAACCAACTGCACGGCTAATGTCAGCGGGCCATGCTCCGGCTTGCCCGCCAAGGCTCGGGTCGACAATGGGACGCCGTTTGTTCAACCATAGGAGGATGCCATGTGTGGATTTGGAATTGCGACACTTTTTCAACTCGGAATCGCGATCGTGATCCTACTTGTGTTGTGGAAGCCGCTTGAGTGTGCGCACCTCGTCGGGATGGGAAGCATAATCTTTCCGACACTGACCTAATGCTGTGGGCGACGATGAGCAGGAGTTTTTCCATCATCACGATGTGACGCGCGTCACAGACAGAGACAACAACCCGAGATTTACTCCTGATGAAATCCGAGAATTAAAGGAAATCGCGCAATGGTCCCGAGCGCGCAAAGCCCTAGGGGCGATGGTTCACAGCCTTTATCTCGGGGTGGTCTGGATAAGCGCCATTGCCGTGGCTTTGTGGGCGCTGAAAAATTCGATATTTCAATGGATACACGATCAATTGCAAAGCTTGGCGAAATGAACGTGATCTCCCCGCTGGCGGTCCTAGGAAGCTATGTTTGGACAGCGGCGAAGGTCCTGACGGTCGTCGGATTGGCGGTCTGGGCAATTCGGCATTCCAACCCGGCGTTTTTCTCTTGGCTGTGCGGGTGCAACCAATAGTAGCGCGCACTCTCCAAAAGCAGAGTGCCGTAACCCCCTGAAGTTGAATAAAATATGGCCTATGTGCGCCGCATATAGGGTCTTCGATCTCTTTTGGGATTCGCTGACGGTTGTGATCGGCGTGGCGCTGCTCGTTTTGATGCTGGCGGGGAAGGGCTAGCGAGACGAGAAGATTTCCGTGAAGTCTACATCGCGTTGAACGGTCGGCGCGTGCAGAGATGTGTATGCAGCATCTATAATCGCAGCGAAGACAGTAGCTGCGGCCACGAGCACATAGATTTGTCGCCTATTCATGCGAGCGGCCCTTTCAGTTTGCTTTTGAGAATATAGCGATGCGGTTTACGACCCGCGCGCGTATGACGCTCGAGGTCAGGTCCAAGGCTGACGATCTCCCCGCGGTAGATCATGATGGAAATCGTCGCTGACAAGGTTCCATTCGCGCCGATCGCCTTGCGGATTTGCGGCTCTGTCATCGGGTTCCCCTCACGCAACGCCGCGAAAATTCGCTTTCTCACCGTGACCTTCGACGCGAGCGGAAAAGACGGCGGGGATGTCCAATCTATCCCATGCCATCGCTCATAGAGCTTGAAAATGTTCGGCGCGCTGCCAAGATGGCCGCCCAGCCTTGCAATTTGGCCAAAGGTCAAATGATCGACCTCTCGGGCCTTGATGATCGCTAGGACCCGTTCTGGGTCGCGCGGACCGTTCATGGCTTCTCCACTTCGAACAACTCACGAAGGGCAGCGGCGATCTTCTCGCCATGAATGGTTGGCTCAAGCCCTCCGCGAAACTCAAGCGTTGGGAAGGTCATCGCCACCTTCACCGCCTCGGCTCCAACAATAGCAAGAATAGCGTCGGCGGTTCTTTCCGAGTACAAAGCCGGAGGGTTTCTACCATCAAGCCGCGCTATGATCTCCCCACGCAATTCTTCTCTCGTCATGGCTAACTCCGTCAATGTAGCCCGGCCGCCTCGCGCGGCCGGGCGTTTTGCGTTACGGCTTCTTCAGGAGGCTTCCGATCGCATCCAGATCGACCTTCGCCGACCCGCCAAAGGCGTCCTTGTCCAACTCGCGCAGGACCGGCGGATTGTCCTCCGCGTAAATCTCATCGAGAAGCCCGTTGATGATCCGCGCGATCTGGGCGCCCTTGTCGGTCAGCATGGACCGCCCGCGCTGGCCTTCGACGTGAAGACACATATTGACCGCGAGTTGCGTCCGGCGAACCGCATAGCGCTCGGCCATGATGGCGTCGGTTTTCGTGTCGGTAGCCGCATCTTGTCGAAGAGCGGAATTTTGCAGATGTTGGTAGGCGGGAAGGTCGGGAAGATATAGGCTCTCTTGCGTCAGGTAAGGATTCACTCCCGGCATTCCTACCATCCCGATCTCCGCTTCCCGTCCGTCAGTCCTATCCATATCCGCCTGGCGCTGGCGCTCGCGCGCGGCGGCGGTCTCAAGGGCTTCCACTGCGGCAAGATGTCTTCCCAATTTCGGGCGCTTCTCAAAATGGTCCTGTTCGGCTGTGTCGGTCATTTTCCAAGTTCCTTTCTAGGCAACGCCGGAATGGCGTGCTTGTCTATCTTCACGCGCGCGATTTTCGAGGCGCGTTCGGATTTCGGAAAGCCGCGGGATTGCAGTTTGCCCGCGGGACGGTCAGCCCCGATGTGCTTCGCCTCGATCCGTTTGGCCTTGGCGATGCTGGCGACGTCACTGGCTGTCTTTTCCTTGTGACAGGGTATGCAGAGAAGCATTCCGTCCTTGGCCGTCAGCGGGGCGGATTTATCGACTGAGAGGCCATCGGGCGTGATGTGGTCGATCTCGAACTTGTCGGCTGAACTTTCGCATTGTTCACAGTAGGGGCGTGGATAGTTAAATGTCATCCGCGAGGCCCGCTTGATAATCTCGACTTTGACGGCTTTTGTGAATTCACGTCGCTTATTCATCGAGTGTCTTTTCCTCTTTCGGCTCGCATCTCACGGCATCGATGTTGCCTTTGCGAACGGTAAAGGTCAGCGCGACAATCCAAGGGTTCTCTTGCCATGCGCTGGGACCATGAAGCGAGTTCCAAAGATTGCGGAATTGTTGGCGGCGCCTAATCCAAGTCGCCTGTTCCTCCCACGGCGGATCACCGTCGCCCAAATAGGGATCGCCCATTCCTTCGGCTTGAGCATCCTCTTCGCTGATATCTTGAAGCCGCTGTACCCGAACTTCGATAACGGTTAACGTAAGACGCGAATGAACGCGCGGCATATGGATAGACGGGCGCAGTTTGTAGCCCGCATCCTTGATCTCGTAATCCCGCGCGGTACTCTCGGCGATATAGCCGACTTCGGTCCGCTCTTTATTGGTGAAAGCGAACCTCTCACGGACCCAAAGATTATCGCCGATTTGATATGGCATCACGATGCAGGTCCCAGTTGTCTGGTTCCAGATGGCTATTTCTTCTGGGGCGGGAATGTGTGAACCATCGCGTGCTATCGTAAAACAACCGCCCCCTCCGCTCGTGGTGGAGGCCCATCCGCCCATGTCTTTGCGGAAATATTCTCCCTTGGTAGGAAGTTTGATAATTCGCCGCGTCTGCGTCTTTCGCCCCTCTAGTAGCGCGACAACCATAGGCGCGGAGAATAGCATTGGACGATCAACCATTATCGCTCTCATTTCTCGGTCACATTTCGGCGCGTATAAAGGCGCTGGACTAACCCGCCACGAAAGTCGATCACATCGCCGTTGCCATAGACGAAAGTTACGTCCCTATCGCTTTCCGACCGCGTGATCGTGACGGGCTCTCCGCAACGGTCGAGAACATCGGAAATGTCGAGACTTGTTTCGAGTTTCTGATCCTCGTTGCAGTCGGCGCGAGAGACCGCAGGCGCGAGCAATGCGAGGGTGATAAACATGAACTCGTATTTCACGGGCGATCCTTCCATAAATAGTCCGGCCGGCTATCGACGACTGATCGGCGAATGAGATCAATCTCTTTTTCTAGTCTAGAAATCCATCGCGCTAGGAGTATTGTCCAAAGTAGCATGGCAAAGAGTGCTAAGAACTGCATCACGGCATATCCTCCGCTTGGCCCGGAACCGGGGGGAGCGCCGCTGGAGACAACGGCGTGTACGGTTCCGGGCCTTCTGGCTTGATCGGCATTGATGAGCCGACTGGCCACCGCACCTGCGAAGTGCGGGTCTCTGTGCGCCGTGCCTGCGAAGGCAGCGCGCTATCAGGCATTGTGAAAACGACGCCATGCTGAGCGGCGAAGCAATATAAAAACTCAATCATTTCCGACATTTCATCCTTCGACAAATCAGAGGACGAATATCCAAACGGCACGAATGTTCTACCATCAAGCGCGGGCAAGAATTTCAGTTCTCGCCCGAGGGCGTGAAGCGCTAACACCTTCCATTCTTCCGGCGTGTAGGTTCTTTCCTGATGCGTGACTGATCGAGAGATTTCCGTGAGAAGCAACCAAAGCAGAGAATTTTGCGGAATTGTCCTTTTCGGGTCTTGAATGAGAACGCGGGTTCCGCCAGGAGCGCCGACCACTATCTGACAAACGCGATCTCGCACGTCGTCATTTGAGAGGATGAATTGAGCGCGGCTCATAGTCTCCAAACCTTAAATCCATCGGCGATTGACGAACGATTTACTCTGTCGTATTCGCTCATTTTGTCCCGTAAGGAATAATCATATGGTTCGTCCTCTAACTGCCCATCACAATGTCCGAACGATCCGATCAGCATTAGCGCGCCCCTAGACATACGCTGCGCGCCATATCGAGCAACCGAGACCGGAGCATAAACGCGGGGATTGGAAACCAGCCCGCAGGATGATCGATCGCCCTCCCATTCTAATGCTGGACATGCGCCAATCTCTCCGAATACTTTAACAGAGAGTGGGCATTGATCGTCCTCGCAACACTTGCCACAGCGATTGCAAGGCGCGCCATGCGCGGGCTTGTTAATCATGCTCGGTGCCTCTCAACCAGTGCCGCAACGTCGGCTTGAAACGCTTTCACCGCCGCCGCGAGCGTCGCGATATAGGCGGGATTACGTTCGATCCGCGTGATAAATAGTTTCATCTTCGGCCAATATGCGACGAAATCAATCCATTGGCGCTCCAGAACCCAGAGGACGCCTTGACACTGCGCAACGTGCTCGGGCGGGATTACTCCACGTTCGTGAATTTCGAGCAGAATTTCCGGCTTGGCCGCCTTGAACTCGACCGCGCCGTCAGTGCCGATCAATCCATCTGGAGACGCCCCGGCCCCGTGATTGATGCCAAAACCGATCTCATAAACGTCATGCCCGGTGATAAGCGCGTAAGCGGCGCGGGCTTCTGGTTCGAGAACGGTTCCCCGCACCATCTCATTGCTGACAAAACTTTCCGCGGGTTCTCCGGTTAGGATTTCTCCCGCGATCCTACGCATATATTGAGCGCGCGTTTTGCCTTCGCCCTTTGCTAAAATCTTTCCAAAACAAGAGGCTGTCGGCAGGCCGAGGCGTAGGGAAATCCATTCCGGAGTTCCTTGCACGATATTTTCGAAGATTTCGAGCGGCATTTCAATACTCGATCATAATGTGACGGATTTTATCTCGCACGATCATTTTCACGAGCGCCAGCGCCGCATCCATCATGATCGCCGGATCGCGGTCTCCCGCCAACGCTTCTGCAAAGTCCTCAGCAGCCTCGCGATGGACCTTTGCTCGGTGTTCGCGGTTCTCGGCTTGATGCTTTGCGACCATGTCCTCCGCCGCCTTCTGTTCGGCATTGCGCGCGAGAAGTGCAGCCACAGTCGCCTGACGCTCGCGCTCCGCCTGTTCGTTCGCGGCGCGGCGCACTAGCTCCGCTCGCTCCACGTCTGCATCGGTTGTCCCGTTCATTTGCTCGCTTCCTTTTTCGCCGCCAATTCCAGCTTTTGATTGAGAAAGCCGACCGCCTCGTTAAAGCGTCCGGGGTTCAGATGCGCGACCAGAGCTAGACTGTCGGTCTCATTCGTAGTCGCTGCCCAATCCGTGAGAAATTCCTTGCGGCGCATTTTCGGATCCGCGTTGACGAATTCTTCGGGGGTAGGACCGATCAGGCCGAAGAAATCGAGGAAGGAAACGAGGTTTGGCTTCGCTCGCCGGATCAAATCGTAAAGATGGTTGATCTGCTCGTCCGTCAACGGCCCCGGCACTGGCGGCGCGGGTGTTGCACTCGCGTTGGCGGCATTGCCATCGTCGTCTTCCCCCGCGATGCCAACCATCGCGAATAGAGCGTAGCGACGCGCATAGGTCAGCGCAGACCCGATTTGTTGTGGCGGAGCAGGCAACTTGCAAATGGGCCACTCGCTTTCGAAATACTGATCCGACCCATGCGTGAGGCGCGTATCGAGCATCATCACATCGCCCTCTAGGCGCGGCGCTTGGATAACCGCAATTCCATTGGCGGAGAGACCTTCTCGGATCGCATTGATGCCAGACGACAAATCCGCATAATTGGATTTGAAATGCGGGTTTTTCGCGCCCTTGCCTGGATTGTTCATAACCCCCTGCGCTTTCGCGAGAGCGGCGGAAATTTCGTTAGTTTCAGGCGAGGTTTTCACTGATTGATCTCCAAAATCTGTGCCGGCGAGGTGCTAACCGGCTTCGTCCTTCGACACGTCGCTCGGCGTCTGCTTTCCCTGCGACTAGGGAGCACCCGGATACGCCTTCGGGTCTGTCATTCTTTCGTAACGACGAGGATGAATTTCGAGCCATCCTTTGTGATAATCTCGATTTCTCCGAAATCCCACGCGGTCATCTGCCATCCAAGGGTTGCCGCTGTCACTGGCGGCAACTCCCCTTGTAGAATTTGAACGATTATCTCTGCGATATCGCCTTCCGAAAATGATGTCATTTCAGACACTCCGGCTTTCGCATCCGTCCGGATAATGAAGCCAGCGAGGCAGACACCTTTCCATAGTCGCATGGACTTTTCGGCTGGGCTTATGAGAAGCAACGGCGGGTACAAAACGCCATCCGCGCGGGCTCTCATACGCCGTCCCTAGGCATCCAACCGAACCATCCGGAAGCCGCCGCTCAAATATTATGGACATGGTCATCGCTTTATCTCCAATGATTGAAAGCTATTTTTCGCCATCGCCATCGCCGGAGCCATCGCCGTAGCCGTAGCCGTAGCCGGAGCCGTAGCCGTAGCCATCGCCATCGCCGGAGCCGTAGCCGTAGCCGTAGCCGTAGCCGTAGCCGGAGCCGGAGCCGTAGCCGGAGCCGGAGCCGTAGCCGGAGCCGCCCTTAACCACGATACACCTTCGCGCTTTCCCATTCCTTGGCGGCGACTTCGGAGACTTCTGCGACAGACGTGATCTTACGAAGCTCCAGTTTTGGAACAACCGCCCCGATGCGCGATCCTTTCGCCGGCCCTTCGCTAGCGAGACCACCGAACCCGCCATTTGCCAAAGGCCAATAAATGCAGTTGCGAGCGTTAGTCAGCGTGATCGGATCGCCGCTAGTATCCTCGGCATAACCGAAGAATACGGCGCGAAATTCTGTAGTGACAAGAACAGGACGGGGCATCATATCATCTCCAATCGCCATCGGTTGCCCGGTTGATTCGCAAGCAACCGTAACGGCGAGACAGAGGCTTAAATCATTTTTCCGCGCCGCGCAAGCCCTCTGCGAAAATTATTTTAACTCCCTCTTGCCAAACGCCGCAAATCGCTTTAAGCAAGCAACCATGTCAGAAAATAGCCAAGTCGCAGAGAGATTGCGCCAAGCCATAGAGATTGTCGGCTCTCAGGCCGAACTCGCGCGGTTAGGCGCGATCACGGAAGCCGCGATCAACATCAGCATCAAGACGAACTGGTGCGGCCCGAAGGTCGCGATAGCGATTGAGACCGCCACCAAGGGCAGGATCAAGCGGAGCGCGTTGCGGCCCGATCTCTGGGCGCCGAGAAAGAGGCGAAAGAAATGCTGACATGCGATTACGATTGGGATCCAAAGCCTGGCGCTATTTGCTGGACGGCCTGCAATAAAATAGCGCCATGCGACCGGAAGCGAGCGACAAAATGCCGGTCGTGCAATAACATCGTTAGGCCAGGAGAGTTGTCAGCAAAATTCAAGCGATGGAAAATTCCTGAATGCGAGATTGAACGTAAAATCTATGGCGAAGAGTATGAAAATGGGCCGCCACGCGCGCCGTATTTCCTCTGCCTTGATTGCGCTAATATCTATTTTTTCTTATGCACATTTCAATATGCGATTAATATCAATGAGAATATGCACGATCTCGCAAAGGAGCACGCCGAACTGATTCGCGACGGACATGGGGGTTGTCTATGACATCTCGCTTTCCTGTTGCCGACAAGCGCGACCGTTTCGTTGACGGCATTCTATTCGACAGCAAGAAAGAGGCCGAGAGATACAAGGAACTGAAGCTGTTAGAGCGAGCGGGGATTATCTGCGACATCCTAATTCAGCCCGCTTATCCTGTCCTCATAATGGGAAAGCACTTCTGCACATATACTGCGGACTTTTCCTACTTAGACAAGCGGTGCGGGCGTGTCGTGGAGGACACAAAGTCAACAGGCACAGCGATGGATGCGGCTTATCGTCTGCGTAAGAAAGCGGCTGAATTGTACTACGGAATAAAAATCACTGAGGTCATTCGATGACTGACGACGCCGCGCTTCGATTGACGATCGCCGCCCTTGAAAAGCGGATAACCGCGCTCGAAATCTTGGTTGCGAAGATCGTTGAACTTCAAGGGATACAGTTCGAGGATGCGGTAAAGCGTTTGAAAAAGAAGAGGCCGTGAAGATGCCTGACTTTCGTGTGGGAGATCGGGTTAAGCTGTCTCCGAAAGGGATAGACCGTCTCTGGCAGACGATGCCAGAACGTCCTACATTCCGTGGCACAGTGACCGGACATAGCACCCTCGCTGATTGTCTATGGATAAAATGGGACCATAACAAAAAGCCGTATTCCTTCCACGCTGATTTCATCTGCTGCGCCGATGAAGTTATTGGGAATAACTCTTGCGAGGTTCTAGCAGATGCAGAACCTCGCATGACGGACTTTCACCGGGTAGCGCTTGAACTGTTCGCAGGCCCAAGCAAATTCAACAGTTGGCAAATCGCGCGCGCCCTGGCCCAATCGGAAGCCCGCGTTGCGACCGCCATCGCCGAGGCGCTTGCTTGGACGCGAGAAGCGAGGAAACGAGCGTGAGCGCTTACGAGGAATTGTTGGCGCGCCCTCTAACGAAAAACCGCCCGGCTGGGGCTGCCGAGCGGTTCTTGACGAAGCGCATGATTTGCGCCTATCGTATAGATGCCTAGGGGGTTTGCCGACCCTGGTCTAGGCGAGCCACGGAGCAATCGTGACCGACAACCCATATACAGTTTCGCGCATCCGAACGCAAGCCCTAGGGCTGGGCGCATGACGTTCGTCTGTTCGTTCATCCTAACAAAGGAGGCTTTCGAAGCATCCTAATTCGTCGGCGGTTCCAGAAACTGAGGACGCTGGGGCGAATCAGGCAAAAAGCATCACCAGGGGGCGCGGCAAAGATGCAGGACTGGTCCGAAAGGCGCGAGGTCCGACCGCTAGAGCGACGCAAAGCTCTGAAAAGTAGGCGCCAAGGCAATCCGCAGCGTCGCGAGATTGCCGCCCGAAACGACGGCTGGCTCCGGCAAGCAAGATCGGTGAGGGCGTGGGGACTGGCCTTGCTAATTCAGCAGGGCTGGTCGTCCTATGCCCTTACTCAGACCTCACCAACAAGCATGAACATAGGAAAATAAGACTGGTAGGGACGAAGTGGGCATATCGGCGGCAACATTGGAGCGGCTGCTAGCGCTCGAACTTGGGGACAAGTTGCAGGCGGTTATCCAAATTGTCATCGATAGCCATAAGCGAGAGGTAAATCCCGTGAGACAGGCGATAAACCGAAGATATTATCTTAAAAGTCTTACTAAGACGTCTGAAAACGTCTTAAATGGTCTTAATAAGACGTCTGAACACGAAAACGGCAAAGTATTCGTCAAAATAGGAACGCCGCAGTGGGCGGCATGGGAAATCGAGTATCGACGATCTAAGGGCAAAACGCCCCCCGTCGATAAACTGGGAATAGGATGGCACTTCCCGTCAGAATGGCCGCCGAATGGCGCTGGGCTCGCATCGGCGGAGCCACGGCCATGAAAAAACGAGCGGCTCCCGTATCGGCGCTTCCCGCGTTGCAGCGGTTCAAAATGTCGCATTACCGCGAAGCACCCCCTGGTCAGGTTATCGATCCGGCAGAGCGAGCGCGGGTATCTGCAGGTCTGGCGACATTGGCTGAAAGCCTAGCAACTCGGCAGGCTAACCAAATCGACCGCAAATATTCGGAATTACCAATCGCGAAAACCGCGCGCTTGACGGCGGAATACCGAGCCGACCCGCCAAAGGTTGGCCCTCATCTCTCGCGATGGATTGTCGAGAATGTTTGGTCGGCGGATGAAGCGGAGACCGAGCGATGAGCGAAGTAGATAAGGCGTTTGCACTGGCCCTAGCCCTTCCGGCCACAGGGTTAGCGTTCTGGCTAGGCGCAGCTAGCGCCCAAAACCTCACCTCCTGCCCACTCGACGAGGATCTGTACCATGGCTATTGCCTCATCGACACACCCCGCACCATAGCCACACCGTCAACCGCACCAGCCGACCCGGTCTACCCCTACGCCTGTAACGACATAAGAGGCCAAGGGTGCGTCCCCGATCCACCCGCTGGCGGCGCTGGCACGAGCAACAACGGCAGTCCCAACGCAGGCTACGGTAGCTCGACTAGCGGCGCGGCTGATGCGGGCGGCAATGCTGATGGTGCAACTTCTTCCAGCAGCGGCGATGGCTCTAGCAGTGGATATTGACCGATGAGCGAAGTGGATATTAGCGAGGGATCGCTGCTCAAGATTGGGCCCATCTATTCGGAAGCCGTGTCGGCGACCGTATTCGGTCGGGTCCTGGCCGAACGGGACGCCCTCCGCGCCACTCTCACCGAAGTTGAGCAAAGAGCCGCCAACAGCGCCGCCGAGGCGAAATACTATCTCGAAAGCACAATACTTGCGTTAAAGAAGGCTCATAATGATGAATCCGCCGCTCGCGACGCAACCATCGCGGAACTGCGGGAGGCGTTGGCGAAGGCGACGGCCGATGCTGAGCTATATGCAAGTCGGCTGGCTCCCGCGCAAGCCTATCGGGATAGATATCAGGAAGCCCTCAAGCAGGCCGGCGATTGGATAGAGCAGCAACAAGACCTGTATGGCGTGACATGGGGCAGGGATATTTTGAAAGTTATCGACGCCGCCCTCTCTAACTCAGGGGCGAGCCAATGACGGCGGAACAGGCGGTTGTATTTGCAATACGTAACAGCAGTTCGGCGAAAGAGTTCATCGAAAAGCTCAGCCTTAATAACTTCGCCCTCGTCCCCACAAACCCCGATTCCCAAGAGTTCAAGGATATGGTGGAGAGAGGGGCGAAGGAACAATACGAACGTAATGTACGAATGTTTTTCACTCCTGAGTGGAATGACGAAACTGAATACGTTCGAAATGATTATCGCGAACGTGCCCGCGTCTCCCTTCTCGCCGCCATCAAACCGGAGTGAATCATGAATAGAGAGGAAATGCGGAGTCGAGCCCTTACGATAGCTCGGGGTGGTAGCTGTCCTTGCGTTGACTGCTGCGAGCGTCTATGCAACGAGATTATTGCCCTTATCGGAGCCGAAGCGGTGAAGATAGCGGAGAACAAGATAACCGAATTGGAACGGCTTGGTTTCGAAAGCATGTCTCTTGAAGAGGTCGTGACCGCCCTTCGGGAGTTGTTCGGAGTGCAGAAGCCATGAAAGACAGTCATATCGGCGGCATCGTTGTCTGCGTCGCCCTAGGCGTTGCCACGGTCGCGGTGTTTCAAGAGCACTCCGCTCCGCTCCGCATTGGCGCATGCGACATGACGCCAAGGCCTCAAGCCTTTTACGCTTTGCGCTCCTGTTATGGTCGAGACGACAACGACATCAGTCATTTCTTCGATCTAGGGACCGGCTGTTTCATCAATCAAATGACAGGAGCCGCAGATTATTGTCCGACTTTTGTGTCCCACAGTGTTGACCATGCGACTGTTTGGGGTTTCGAATGAAAGACCTCCAAATTATGCTCAACGAAATCCGCACCCGCTTCGGCCCTCACTACGTCACGAGGGCTATCAATGTAGGCGGAGTTCTGCGGACAGAGATACGGGTCTTAGGAGACGACTGGTGCCCTCACATCGCAATGGCCGAGCGGATGTACGAGAACGGGGATCGCCACGGGCTGACGACGCTGTACGATATGATGATGGGGGGATGGAAGCCGTGGAACACGCTCAATGCGGCCATAGTGATTAATCAAGCGCGGAAGGCGACCAATGACAAATGAACCCGATAAGCAAACCATGATCGAGCGCGCGCGGCTCCTTTGCAATCCCGATGAGGCCCGGCACTTCGAGAGCCTGGTCAAGTTGTCCAATCAGCATGGGGGCCATGACGGAAACGTCAAGGTGTTTTATTATGCCTTGATCGCGCCGCCGGTGTCGGAAGAAACCAAAGCCTTCATCGAAAAGATGCTCTGCACGAATGAGCCAGCCAAACGCTGGACAAAGCAATGAGTCATTCCCCGACCTATCTCGCGGCTCATTTTCGATCAACAATTGCCGAGCGCACCGCGGCGAACAGACGACGCTCTTGGGACAAATCGTTTCCCGCGCCAAAGCCAATTCGTCGTATCGTTCGCAAGTCGATAGTCGGGGAGCGCTGCGACGTGACACTCCCCGCGCTGGCGTGGATGGACCCTAAGCGATCCTCTCCGTGATTTTGGCTTGCGGGCCGAGGGACGGCGCTGCTTCGCCCGTCAGGCGCCCGAGCATGAACATCAGAAGCGCGAATATCGCTGTGAGGACGAGAAATCGAGCGCGCTGGCTCATGGTATCGCCCCCGCAGCGTAGAGAACCGCCAGAGCCGCAATGACGGCTCCGATGAATGCCAAGAGGTCGAATGTCGCGATTTGTGCGGGGCTCTGATGGGTCATGATGGATCGTCCTCCGCAGTTACACGCTGATGACGCGCGCGCAGACCCTTCAGCCCATTATGAGCGGCCCACGATTGGACATTCTCAGGAGAGCCCCAGCAGCCGGACGGTGCGGCGTTATAAAAGAATATGATGCAGTCTTTAATGCACAAGGCATTCGTGTCGTCGGCTTTCGCGAACGTCTCTCGAAGATCATTAGAAAGCAGCGCTGTCAGGAAGTCGCCCGGCGGTGTGCCATTATTGATCCATCGCATTATAGCGCCGTGCATATGTTGTGGCAGTTTTCCAATAAGGTAGCTCATGACAATGCTCCTATGAGAACAGTCGCTCCGCCGATAGCCCCAGCAACAGCGCAGGCCAGCGAGATAGCAGCCCAGATCAGATGTGCGAAGAAGGTCATGATCGCCAATCCTTAAACTCTGGAACAAGCGCCGCAACCTCGGGCAACACCCATGTTTGTAGCCAGCCGCGCGTAGCAGCTTCAACGGCGACTTGGACTGCATGTCGAACTTCTGGCGTCATGTCGCGGGCTCCATCCACGCCAAAAACCGCAAAGCTGAAAGCCGGACCGCGAGTTAAAAGACGGCGCAACTCGACCGCGTGAGATGACCTCGTTCGCTTCATTTTCGCTCTCCATTCGGGCGTTCGCTCGCCCTGAAAAGACCATAGCGCAGAAAATAATGAAGCGCAAGCGAAAAATGCTATTGACAGGAAAAACGATATGGGGTAGATATTGGTCGCAGAGGTAGCGAGATGAAAGAATCAGAGACATATAGGCGCGCTGCTCGGGTTGTCGCCGCGATGGACCCGAGAATGCGAATGCTTGGGCAAGCAGCCTCGAGTCAAGCCCAAAATCAAAACGAAATGGTTCAAGGATTTGGTCTATCTTATAGCCAGACAGAGGCGGCAATCTGGTCAGGCTATGCTGGGGCGGCCGCCACTTTGAGAATGATCGCCGATGAAATTGAGAGAGGCGAGAAATCAACACCATAGGGGCTTATTCGGGAGAAACAACAATGGCTTTGGTCCACGAAAACGGCGCTTGGAACTCCCAGGCGGAGGCTCAAGAGGTCGATCGCCGCATGGCTGGGCGCCCCGAGTGGCAGCGCGCCTATCTCGCGCGTCAAGTCCGCGAGGAAGCGAGCTTCGAGCGCTGGCCGATCTGGGAGCGTCAACTTTCCTGTGAATGGACGCAATCGGAAAAGGCGACGCTTGAATTCTGGATGTATGCTCGTGGTTTGCAGCCGATCAGCAGGGACGGAAACGAAGTGTATTTCGACGCGGGCGTGAAGATCGACCAGCTTACGAACGCGATCGAAGCGCGTTGCGAGGCTCGGCTCGCGCTTGAAGTCGAAATGGGGCTGGTGGCATGAGCGAGTGGCAACCAATCGAAACCGCACCGAAGGACGGGACGTATATTCTAATCGCGCCGGGATTATGGACTGGAGTGACCTGCGGAATTGGCGTCTATGATCTTGACCGATATGCGAAAAAGCCGCGTGCATTCTGGCGGCGCGTGGAAGGGCATGGGCGGTCGCAGTCGCGTGAGGTACCGCCCACGCATTGGATGCCCTTGCCCGAGCCTCCCAAATGAAGCCTTCCCATTGCCGAGCGGCCCGCGGGCTGCTTGACTGGACGATAAAGGACCTCGCGGCCCGTTCCAAGGTCTCGGAAGCGCAGATTATCCGGTTTGAAAACGATAAGCCAACAGGACCGCTGTATGTCGCTGCGCTACGGGGGGCGCTTGAGGCGGGGGGGATCAAGTTCGTGCCGAACGGAGTTCAGATGCCGTGAAGCCGGTTGCCAGGGTTTACTATCCCGCTAACTCCCCGTAAGATCGACTCTGCATGGCGAGCGGGCGCAAGCGAAAATCAGGACCTAGGCAGCCAAATGGCCAGCCCTCGCGCGCAATCGCCAATCGCGAACCTTCCTCAGACCGATCCCCCTGCGCGATAAAGCGCCTGATGGATGCTGACATTCGCCTTGTGCATCAAAGCGCCTATGGAACGTCGGTCGGACGCCTAACCCTCCAAGGCAAGCTCAATGAAACGCAATATGCCGCCGCGCTACAGTGGGCCGCAATCGCTCAGAAACGCGCAAGGGCGCTCGATATGCCCTCAGCCGACATCAAGAGCCCAAACCTAGAGCCAAGGTCCCCAGGCTCTTCCCCAAACGGATCTAGCGACAAAGCCAGTCGCCTCGCAATCCTGCGCTTTGACCGGCTGATTTCCGATCTTCGCGCGCTTGGCCTCACCAAAGGCAGCATAATCGCAATGCGTGAGTGCTGCGAGGGAATCGGCCGCTCCCCTGCGGGATTTATCGAGCTTGTCGGCCTTCGCGATGCGCTTGCGGCCCTCGCCATTTTACTCGGATTGACGGGAAACGCGCCGAGTGCAATAAATGCGTCATCGGTGGTTCGCCCTCAATGATTTGTGTTAGTCTAACAGCATGGCAATCCGATTTGAGGACATCAATGGCGCGCAAAATCCTGGAAAGCCGCCTCAAGGCTCCTCTCGGCCAAAGCGTAAAATGGTGGGCGCGTTACCATCGCGACAATCCATCAACGCCGGTCAAAATCAAAAATCCGATGAAATTCCTCAGCGCTCACCAAAGGCGCAAGCTGCTTTTGATCGCGTCGCCTACCAGCGCGAGTTGATGCGCAAGCGCAGGGCTGCTAAAAAAGCAAAAGTTAGCAAAGCGACTTGAAAAAATAGCGATAGGATAAATTGCAATGGCCGGACATGGCTCCGCGCCTGGAGAGCGTCGCGGCGGGCGCAAGAAAGGCGTACCCAACAAGGCGACCTTGGCAAAGGAATCCAAGATAGCTGCGGAAGGGCTGACGCCGCTCGAATTGATGCTCGCTGTGGTGCGCAACAAGGATGAATTGCTTGCGACCCGGCTTGATGCGGCCAAGTCCGCAGCGCCTTATGTGCACCCTCGTCTGACTTCGGTCGAGGTCGGCGGCATGGATAAACGCCCGCTGGAATTTCGCGATGTGACCGAGTACACCGACGAGCAGCGCGCGCGAGCCCTCGCGGCGTTCATCGCCAAGCAGGCTGCATTGGATGCGCAAAAGAAATGAGCCTCTCTACGATTTTGTGGATTGGCGTTTGGGCGTTAGGCTGGTTTGCGGGCGGCTTGGCGATCGGCTTCATGTGGGGTAAATCAAGATGAGCGAGAAATTCTGGAAGTTCGTGGCATGGCATCTGATCCCAAAACGCGCGCGATATTGGGTCGTCGTTCGACAATGGGCGCATGCAACGCAGGGAAAATGGTCTCATGTTGAGGCTCCCATTGTCCTCGCGCTTGAAGTTCTGCAACGAATGGACTGAACGGCGTCCGGCCGCCTGACGCCCGGAAAACAGAAGGAGAAGTGCGATGCGACTGAATAAGACACGGGGCCTTCTGGCGGGGCTGATCCTGCTCGCGGGCGGTTATGCGGCGATCGGCGCGGGTTTGTGGCAGACGCTTCCGATTATCGGTGGCGCGTCCTATTGCGCGAGCTACATCGGCTCGCCCACGGGTCAGGGCACAATTACGGGCACAGGCGGCGGCACGACAACGCCTCCTGCAGTTTGCGGCCAGACGGTTCCCGCGGGGCCTGCGACCCTCACTGGCTCGGAAGTGCTTCCCGTCGATCTTTACACGCCCGGCGTTGGCCCGATCTTCGCGGGAGGCCCTACAACGGCTCTCATTCCGCTATCGCTCCTGAGCCCTGGCAATGTGGTTGTGCAGACGACGGGCGCGTCCGTGACGCTCGGGAACCTGACCGGCACACAGATTTTCAATGGTGTAGGCGCGACGGAAGCGGTGACAATGCCTCCGGCGCCGTTCAATGGCCAGCGCGTTCAGCTTGCGAACTCGACCTCGACCGCCATCGCAACGTTCTCGGTTACGGCGAACACGGGTCAATCGCTGGTGGGCGTTGCGCCAACGAACCTCGCGGCCGAGACGAACAACTCGGCGGCTGGCGCGCTATCTCAGGTCGAATACATCTATCAGGCATCGAACACGACGTGGTATCGCATTCAGTGATATAGCGGCCTCTCTCAAGCAAAAGGACAACGAACATGGCAGGTCAGAACGATATCGGCGACGTCAAGGGCATCAACATGCGCTCGATGGAGTTGAATACAGCTAAGGGCGCCGGGGCGCACGATCCGATGCGCAAGGGCAAGGAAAACCCTGGCAACACGCATCCGGGTCGCGATGGCTCGCGAGAGGCCCCGTGCGCGATCCCGATGCCGAAAAAGCGCGAGATCGACTGAGACCGCAAAGCTTGGGCGCTTGAACGCTGCGATGCTACAAATGCCTCGTGGATAGCTGGAATGCTCCGGCGCCCGCCACTTCCCTCGCCCTAGGAGCGCCAATGCGCCGCATCGTTAGCCATGCCCTCGCATTGGCCCTCGCCCTAGCGAGTTGCCTGCCCTCATTCGCCTATGATGCTGCGGTTTCAGCGGGCGGCTATGATGATTTCAGTTGCAATGCAGCGACAGGCGGCGCGAGCACCTGCTCGGGGCTAACGCGATCCGCGACGATCACAGCCTATGCCTCTGGGCAGCTTGTTTGCGGCGCGACCTGCGCGCCAATTCAAATCGTGGCGGGGCGTCGTTCTCCGACCTCGCCGCGTAGCGGGCTGTTGAGCAAGGTCATTCTCGCCAAGAGCACGGGCTCGTTTGCGAATGCCTCGTTCAATATTTACCTCTTTGCGTTGCCCCCGACTTTCGTGGGGCTCGCGGACTATTCCGCATACACGGGGCCGTATTTCGCGGACCTGACCGCGCCCGCGATCTACATCGGCCAAGCGACATGCGCGCAGACGACGTGGTCAACAACGACAGATGGCTCGGGCTGGAATGTCTGTCCGCTTGATATCGCACCCGCGGTCTATAAGTCGTTTCCGCCCGGCGAGACGATTTATGCGACGATCGAGGCGACGGGGGCTTATATCCCGGGCGCGGCGGAAAAGTTCGTCATCGTGACCTATGAGGCGCAGGACTGATGCGCGCGCGGCTTGCGTTCGCGGCGCTCGCGATCGGCCTTGTGCTCGCTGGCGACGCGCTTGGGGCGACGCGAGTGGGGCCAAGGCGGCTGTTTTTCATGCAACAGCATATCGTGGGCAACGCTGGGCCGCCGCCGCAGACGGGCGCGCTGCTTTTGGTGGCAGGCGGCGCGAATAACGTGTTGCTCGTGGATGGACTGTCGAACCTTTGTCTAACGGGGTCCGTCTCATGCTGAAGCGCTTAGGTGCGATAGTTTCGGCGCTGGTTCTCGCCTTCGCGCCGTCCTTGAGCCTCGCGGCGAGCAGCACCGTCAACGCGCTTACGGCATCTCCTGCGATTGTGGGAAGCCAGCTATTTTACTGTCCCGTAGGCGTCGCGAGCGATTATAAATGCACGGCGACGCAAGTTGGGGCGTTTGTATATGGCCAAATGTCCGGCGCGATCAATGTCAGCGGAACGGGCGTTGTCACCCTACCGACCGTGAACGCGAATGTGGGGGCATGCGGATCCAGCACAGCGATTCCGACCGTCACGCTGAACGCGGGCGGCCAGGCGACGGCATGCACGACGAACAGCATCGCGGCTCCCCTCGCGGGGATTACGGGACTAGGCGCGAACGTCGGAACGGCTCTAGCAGCTACGCTAAATGGCTCCGGCGCACTATCGGCGACGACAAGCCCCGTCTTTGTGACGCCGTCGCTCGGAACGATCAATAGCGGCAATCTCGCAGCGGGTACGGGTTACACTGTCGCGAACCTCGCGGGCGCGGGTACGGGAGTGCTGACCGCAGCAGGAAATCCGGTCAATGCGTCTGGCGGATTTATCACATACGGAAGCGGGGTTTGCCCGACAACCATCGGCACCAGCGCAACTCTAAGCGGGGCGGTCGCGTGCTTTGTATGCACCGCAACCTGCACCGTGACATTGCCTATACCAGCGGCAGGGGTACAATATTGCATCCAGAACGATACCGGAGTGGCGAGTACGATCCAAGTGACGCCCACGGGGAGCCAAGTCACGAACACCTCCTATGCGTATAAATCTCCAAACGGAACCGCGATTACGTCGAGCGGGGCGCTTGGAGATCAGATGTGTTTCCTAGGCCGCGATGCGACGCACTATTTGCTCGGTTCATTCACGGGATCATGGACGTGAGGCGGCGGCTGCTGATCTTCGCGTGCGCGGTCCTGTTCGGGGTTGGGCAATCCTATGCGCAAATCCTACCGCAGATTTTCTTTCATAAGCATGCGGCAACGGGGGGAGGCTGTTCGAACGTGCTGGATTTCAGCCAGGCATGCAACAGCCAATACATAGGCGTAATTCTCTGAAATGGGCGTGCCTTCGTCACTCGCGGAGTTTCAATCGTGGGTCTCGACAAGAGCGCCTGATGCGAAGAAAGAGCTTGACGCGATCATCGCGGAGCAATTGACCGCGAGATGGCTTCCCGACCCGGATAATAAGCCTCAGACGGACGCCTACTATTCGAAAGCGGATATTCTGCTCTATGGGGGCGCGGCGGGAGCGGGAAAGACATCGCTTCTCGTTGGGCTTGGGATGACGCAGCATCGGCGTTCGGTTATTTTCCGCGCCAAAGCAACGGATTTGCAGGGCGTTGAGGAATATCTGCTGGAGGTCAACGGCTCTCGCGACGGATGGAACGGCGCGGACAATATCTTGCGGCGCGACGGGAGATCGATACAACTTGCGCATTTGGAAAAGCCGGGCTCGGAAAAGTCGCATCAAGGGCGCCCACGAGATTTCTATGGGTTCGATGAGGGCGCGCAGCTCGCTCGCACTAAAGTGCAGTTCGTTATCGGATGGCTTCGATCGGAGGACCCGAGACAGCGCAAGCGCATCGTGATCGCGAGCAACCCGCCGACAGGAGGCGAGGGCGAATGGCTTATGGAATGGTTCGCGCCGTGGCTTGACAAGGGATTCGGAAACCCCGCCAAGCCCGGAGAGTTGCGCTGGGCCGCGACAGGGCCGGATCGCGATGGCTCGACAGTCTGGCTTAAGGACGGCTCGCCGATCGTGTTCACGGAAGGGCTGAAATATCGTCTCGCGACCCAAGAGGAAATCGAGGCGCAAAGCGCGCAGGGCGATACGGTGAGCGATGTTGTCGTGCCGAAAACGAGGACGTTCATTCCCGGTCGGCTAAACGACAACAAATATCTGCGGAACACGGGTTATCGGACGGAGTTGCAGAACCTGCCCGAACCGCTTCGCTCGCAACTATTGCATGGCGATTTTACCGCGGGGCGCCAGGACCATGAATGGCAGGTTATCCCGACAGCGTGGGTAAGGGCCGCGCAAGCCCGCTGGACGCCCGAGCCGCCCGAGGGGGCGCAGATGACCGCGATCGCCGCGGACATCGCTCAGGGGGGCGCGGACGACTTTGTAGCAGCACCCCGGCATGGTCCTTGGTATGCGGAGTTAATTGTTAGGCCGGGCGCGAGCGTGCCGCTTCCGAGCGATAGCGCGGCGTTGATCGTGAAATATCGGCGGAACAATTGCGCGATCGTGGTCGATATGGGCGGGGGCTATGGCGGAGGAGTTGCGGAAAGGTTAGAGGAAAACGACATCGAGGTGCGACGGTACAATGGGGCCAACGGCTCAGATGCCGTGACCGCGGACAAGGCGAGGCTGAAATTCATCAACAAGCGCGCTGAGGTTCACTGGCGGTTTCGCGAGGCGCTCGACCCGGATCAGGATGGCGGGTCGCAGATCGCGCTTCCTCCCGACCCCGCGCTATTCGCCGATTTGACCGCGCCGCGATGGAAGCTGTCGAAGTCGGGCATTCAGATCGAGGGGAAAGAGGACCTGAAAAAGCCTGAGCGTCTCGGGCGCTCGCCTGATCGCGGGGACGCGGTGATTATGGCATGGTCTGAGGGGGAAAAGGCGATTATCGCGGCGGTCAAACGCGGGGCACGTCTTGCGGGGCGCGCGGAAACGCCTAAACTGCCCGATCTCGCGGGAAGCTTGCACGAGCGCGCGACGGGTTGGATGGGACGATGATGAAAGACGTTTTGGGCGTCCCAATTCAAATATGGATGTCGGAGGCGCCAATCCTGACTTGGCATGCGCCTTTATATGTAGTCGTTCCTATCGACGATGACCCTAATTTAGAAGAAACACTGCGAGAAGGTCGGCCTTGGATGAGAGTGCCGGGCGCCATTTTTAGTCCTGACAAACCGGCCGTCGCTCAGCGAGAATGTGGGCGGTGATCGATGCTGTTCGGCGCTGACGATAGCGGCAAGCCCGCGACGAGCGAACACGACATCGTCAAAGAAGCTGCCTATCGCTACAAGGCCGCGAAGGACTGGCAGGGCCTTGAGGACATCAACGCGGCGGAGGACCGCAAATATGCGAATGCTGACGCCCGCAATATGTGGCAATGGCCGCAGAAGCAATTCAAGCTCCGGGATGACAAATCGCTACCTTGTTTGACGATCAACAAGGTTCGCGGCCACAACGACATGATCATCAATTCGATGATGAAAACGCCTTATGCGGTCAAGATCAGGCCAACAGCGGGGAAAGCGAGCTATAAAGCCGCGGAAATGTATCAGAAGTTGGTGCGGCGGACACAGGACATTTCGGCGTTTCCGAGCCAAGCGCGAAAGATCGCGGAGCATCAGGTCGACGGGGGAATTGGCTATCTGTTGCTCGAAACGCGCTATGTTTCTGAGCGCTCGTTCGATCAGGACATTTATCTGACTGTCGGCGAGGACCCAGGCGGCATTCTGCTCGATCCTTGGGCGCGCGAGCCGGATAAGTCTGATAGTAATTTCGGGTTTATTTTCCGGCGCTTTCCCAAGCATGAGTTCAATCGCAAATACCCTGATTTCAAGGACAAGATCGGGCAGGCTCCGATTGAGAGCGGGCTTGTGGACTGGCTGACCGACAAAGAGGTCATGGTCGTCAAATATTATCGCAAGAGCGAAAAGGCGGACACGCTTGTCGCGTACACTGACGAGAACGGCGTCGAGGTCGAAAAACTCGCGAGCGAACTGAAGGACGAAGCAGGGCGCGATCTGTTCAAGATGCTGATGGAGGACATTAAAGAGGGCAGGATCGACGGGCGCACGCGAAAGGTCGGCAATCCCAAGGTCGAATGGTTTCTGATCGGCGGCGATGTAATAATCGACAGGGGCGTCTGGCCGGGGAAGTTCATTCCAATTTGTCCCGCGATCGGGCGTGAGATCGTGGTTGATGGACAGCTTGATCGGAAGGGTCATACGCGCCCGCTGATCGATGCGCAGCGCATGCTGAATTACGGCGCGAGTGGAGGGGTTCAGGCAGTCGCGCTCGGGGTGCTCTCGCAATGGCTCGCGGATAGCAGGGCAACCGAAGGGCAGGAGCAGTGGAAAGACGCCAACGTCCAGACCTATGGAGTGCTTCAGTATACGGGAGTGGATGAAGAGGGCGAAGGCGAGACGCAGATCATTCCGCCACCGACGCGGATACCTCCGGTCGATGTGCCGCAAGCGCATATGAGCGTCGCGGCGTCTGCGGAACGTCAGATGATGATGATTTCCGGCCAGTTTCAGGCCCAAATGGGCGAGGAAGACCAACAGAGCGCCGCGAGCGGAAAGGCGATTGGCGAACGCCAGCAGCAAGGCGATACCGCAACGCACCATTTCCCGGACAATTTCGCGGCGATGCTGCGCTATGCGGGGCGGCAGCTAATCGACCTATATCCAAAGATATACGACACCAAGAGGGCGCTGCATATCACGGGCGATGACGGGGAGAAGTTCTGGATACAGATCGACCCGAACCAGCAGGACGATTTGATCGAGTTGCAGCGAGAGAAAGATGACGAGGAAGCGACGCGGCTCGCGTTTAACCCGAAGCTAGGGGAGTTCGAGGTCGTCAGCGATCCGGGGCCGGATTATGCGACGCAACGTCAAGAGGCATGGGCGGCCTATTCGCTCATCTTGCAGCAGAATATGGCGCTCGCGGGAGTTATTGGGGATTTGATCTTTAAGTACGGCGATTTCCCCGGCGCGGACGATATCGCGGAGCGCTTGGAGAAAGAAATCAAGGCGACGAAGCCTTATCTGTTCGATCCGACGAAGGAACCCGCGCTCGCAGCGGCGACGCAGCAGTTGCAGAAACTGACCGCCCTCAATGCTGAATTGATGCAAAAGCTCGCGATGAAAGATTTGCAAATCAAGGGGAGAGACGAGCGGAGGGATGTGGAGGCGTCGAACGCGGAGACGAAGCGCCTACAGGTCATCGTGGATGCGATGGCGAAACTGGGGTTGCCCGCGGGCGAGCAGGCGCGGATGGAGCACGAATTAGGGCTGCGCCTGCACGATCATGTTCTGGATAACATTACGATGGCGAACCAGGGTGACATTGACATGCAAGTCAATTCGGCTATGCCTAAGCCTTCGACGAACGGTTCCGGGGCGTGAAAGTGGCGAAGAGATCGGCCTTTGTTGAGACTTTCGGCGTGCAAGAGGCCCTCAGCCAATATATCGCGAGCATCGAGGCGTTGGTGCCGACTACTTCCGACGATATGTTCGATTGGGAGCGGGATACTACTCGATCGGGAAAGCAAGCGGCGCGCGCGAAGGCGCGAAAGATCATCGAGTTTCTGAGGTCTCAAGCTGGGGTTGAACTGCCGGCATGAGCCGCCTTGCATGGTTCGATGCGGTCAAAGAAGCGGGACGCGCTGGAATGCAAACGCTGATCGTCTTTATTCTCGGAATGCTTGCGGGTGCGGGAACGCTTGCATTCGTGGTTTTCCGCATATTCGGAACGACAATCCCCTGATTGGAGCAGCCAATGACAAAGGGCATGGAAGGCAAGAAGATGGACGCCAGCAGCAGCGGAGGTCTGAAGGTTGGGCTCAAGAAGGGCCTTGGCTCCCCGCGCGATGTTGACAGCCCCGTGAACAAGGGCGAAAAGCGCCGGGGCGGGGCGCGGAGCGGACAGACATTCAAGGGCGCTCGGAAATGAGGGACATGAATAGGTTGCTCAACCCGAATAGACCTTGGTTTGACTTGATGCGCGAAGCTAAGAAAGTAGGCGATAAGAGTAGCGTCCGACCTGAGCAGATCGCACGCATCTGCGATGATGAACCTTGGTTTATAAAGGAAGTCCGAAAGCTTTCCCAACGATTGGCGACCGCCGAACAGCTCATCGAACGGTTGGGCGCGGAACCCGACACGTTCGGCCTTGGAGAAATGCCGTGAGCAAGCTATCTCGCGCGCACCGCAAGGAACTGCCGAAAGCCAAATTCGCGGAGCCGAGCGAGCGGAAGTATCCGATCGAGGACAAATCCCACGCCCGCAACGCGAAGGCGCGCGCTTCCGAGATGGAGCACAAGGGCAGGCTGTCCTCGTCCGAAAAGTCCAAGATCGACGCGAAAGCCGATCGGGTTCTCAAGGGCAAGCGCAAATAGCGGAGTTTCGCCATGATCGGACTTGCGATTTCCATCCTGTGGCTCGCGATTGGCGTCATCGTCCTTGGCGGCGTCGTTTTCCTCGCGCTCCTGGCTGTCAAGACATTCATGGCTGTGGATGCGCGGGTCGAGCGCGCGATTTGGCTTATTTTCTTCATTCTGGTTTTGATCTATTGTCTGATGACGCTTTCGGGAACCGCGCCGAGTTTTGGCGGCGGCTTCCGGCAGTTGCATTGAGGACGCGCGATGAAAGCCAAGTCGAACGTGGAGCGCAAGGTCGAGAAGGCCGCCAAGGAATTTTCCAAAGGCGAGTTGCACTCTGGTAGCAAATCCGGCCCGATCGTCAAATCCAAGGCTCAGGCGCTCGCGATCGGCTATAGCGAGGGGCGCAGAGGAAAGAAGAAATGAGCGCTGAAATCGTCCATGTCTCGCCTGCGCCCTTGGATGCCGAGATCGCCGCGGAGTTGCGCCGGCGCCTGACCGAAGCTCTCGCGCCTGTCGGCCTCATTCTGGAAGATGCTCGGAAAGCTGGGCTCTACGTCGGCTTTTCATTTCAGTTCGACGCCTTCGGGCGTCAAATCCTTGCGCCTATCCAGATCAACAAGCCCCTATGACCAGGACAATCGAACTCAACGGCGAGCAAATCTCGGTTTCCGAGGCCGCAAAGCTCATTCAGATGCTCTATAACGACGCCGCGCAGGTCGCCGGCGAGTTTCACGGCATGAACCGCAGCGAGAAATTCCGCATAAACTGGCCCGACGAGGACCTTTTCGTCAAAGCGAACTGGAAAACATTCGTTCAGGCGACGCGCGAGATGTACACCGCGCAACTCGCGGACAAAAAGGTGCCGGAGGCCAAAAAGCAGCAGATTTTCAAGGCGCTGGTGCTGGAGCGCAAGATTGCCCAAGGCCAGGAGAGCGATACCCGCCTGCAATTGAAGCCGAACACGCAACAATTCGTCGGAGATAAGCGGGAGAATGCGCTTATTCTTGACAAATTCGGGAAAAAGCCGAATTTTCGGGCTGCGCTGGCGAACGGCGCGGCAAAAATTCTCAAAACGAGGCACTGAGGATGCCGATTGTCGCACTTAGGGGAAAATTTGAGAACTGGCGCGCGCTTGTCGCCCATGTGATGGAAGATGACGAAATCGCAAACCTCGTGATTATGACATTTTCCAAGGATGAAGAAATTAAGATGGCGCATTTTGGAATGTCGAGAGAGCGGATGGCTTATGCGGCGCTTTGGTTGCAGCGAGCCGCGATAACTGAGGACTGATGCGAACGATGGCCGACGAGAACATCGAGCAAACGCCAATTCCCGCGCCTGCGGAGCCCGTAGAGCCTCCTGCCGCGATTGCCGCGCCTGAGCCAGTGCCAGCGCCAGAAACACCGCCAGCGCCAGCCGCAAAGCCATGGTATCTGGAGGAGCTCGCGAACGCCCGCGCCCGCGCTCGCCAAGCCGAGGAGCGCGCCGCAACCGCCGAAGCAATGGCTGCGCGCGCCGCGCAGACTGCGTCGAGCCCATCTGCGCCAAATCCGACGCCCTCTCCCGCGCCTCCGCAGCCCTCACAATCGCCGCAGCAGATCGCGCAGCAGATGATCATGAAGGAACAACGCGACGATATTATCCGCGCGGGATATGCGGCCTACGGGGGCGCCAAGTTCGATGAAATCGGCAATGTTCTCGCGGCGGTCGGCGCGACGACGGACGATTTCGTGCAGGACGTTCTCGCGGTCGATCGCGCGGGCGCCCATAAGCTGTTCGCGGACCTCGCGGCAAATCCGCAAGAAGCCAATCGTCTCGCGAGTCTGAATTCGCGTCAAAGAATTGCGGAGCTTGTCAAAATGTCAATGAAAGCGACACCTGCCGCAGCCGAAGCCGCTGCGGCGGCTATTGCGGCCCCCGCCGCCCAAGCGGTTCCCGCTCCCAGGGGCGTCTCGAAAGCCCCGGCTCCGGCCCCCGTTGTCGCTCCCGCGGCCGTCAAGCCGGAAGTTGATGGATATTCGGACGATGCCACGGACGAGCAGTTCACGCGCCAGTTCAACGAGCGGTGGGCGAAGCGTCGCGCGATCAGGTAGTGTCACGAATAGCGGGCGTGACATTTCGCGCTCTGGTTTGCTTATCCATAATACTTGCGGTAGTTTTTCTCACTGCGGAATGGAAGGCGTTCCATTTCCATTGATGCGCGACGCTTCGCGCGTTTGACTGGCAGAGCGCCCGCGCCACGGCTGCGATAACGCCGCGGAGACTTCGGTCTCGACCCATAATCGTCTCGGCCTGGGAACTGAGATAGTCGCCGCCTCGCGCGGTCCCTCCAAATCATCGCTCGCCGTGGATCGTGCAGCGCTTTCTCAAGGAGCCATCCCGTGGCTAACAACATCCTTACGCCGAGCATGATCACTCGGTATTCCATCCGCATGTTTCTGAACACGAACTATTTCGTGCAGAATATCAACCGTCAGTTTGAAGATCAGTACGGCGTCGAGGGCGCGCGCATCGGCGCCCAGCTTCGCATTCGCTATCCGAACCAATATACGGTCACAGACGGCCCGGGCCTCGCGGTTCAGGACACGACCGAACAGCAGTTCCTGCTCACCGTCGCGACGCAGCGCCATGTGGACGTGGCATTTACCACGGTCGAAACCACGCTGGACATTGATGATTACATGGAGCGCATCGTGCTGCCGCGCGTGAACGCGCTGGCGGCGAACGTCGCGGTTCAGATCATGGTCAACACCGCGAACAGCGTACGCAACATCACCGCGAACGTCGACGCGAACAATAATATCTTGCCCGTGAGCGATACCCCGTTCGCGCTCGCGCGCGCGATCTTGGAGGAAAACTCGGCGCCGAATTTCGGCGAAATGGGTGTTCGCAAGGTCGTGCTCGCCCCGCGCTCCGACGCGCGCATGCAGCTCGCTCTTCGCGGCCTGTTCAACCCTGTCGAGACCATCTCGAAGCAGTTCAACGCCGCGATGATGTACGAGGCGCTGCAATTCCGCTGGTTCGAGGATCAGTCAGTCATCAATCATACCACGGGCACGATGGCTTCCGGCACGGTCAACGCGACGGCGGGGCAGACGGGCAATACGCTGACGATCACCGCGATCTCGGGAACGATCAACGCGGGCGACGTCTTTACGATCGCGGGCGTGAATGCGATCAACCGAACGAATTTCAACACGCTCGGAACATTGGCTCAGTTCGTCGCGACCGCCCCCGTCGCGAACGGCGGCACATCGCTTTCGTTCTATCCGCCGATCATTCCGCCCGCGTCTTCGGTTCCCTATGCGGGGCTTCCCTATACCCCGCAGCAATACCAGACCGTCACTGCGGCGCCTGCCGCCAATGCCGTCATTACTCCGTTCGCAAACGCGGGCGTGACCTATCGCGAGAACCTCGCCTACGCGCCCGACGCCGTTACGATGGTCGTCGCGCCGCTTTGGATACCGCCGAGCGGAAAGGGCGTTATCGCGGCGGCCCGGCACAACTTCGATGAGTTGAGCATGAGGTCGCTGGTTTGCTATGAGCCCGCGACGGATCAGCCGATCGACCGATTGGATATCTTGTTCGGTTCTGGGGTTCCGCGGCCAGAATGGTTGTGCCAAGTCGCCGACATCGTGCCGTGAGCGTAACCGCGTCGTCACAAAGCGCGAGCATGATGGCGACGCAATGAACTCTTGGCGGATAAAAATCCTGCTCAGAATTGCGATGCACATTTTGAGCGGGACGGATTATCAAATCACGGCTCCAGCCGTGGGCATAACGCTCGGATTTCCCGTGCGAACGCGAAAGGGTCAAATCATGGCAAATTACGAACTGTTCAATGATGAAGTCGTCACTGTCCCAATTCTGACGCAGGATGCGGGCGGCGACGTGGTTCCGGCTCCGGCGGGCGATACGTTCACAGTCGCGTCGTCAAGTCCGTCGCTCGGCGTGGCGGTCACGGCGCTAGCCAGCGGGGCTCCCGCTTTAGTGCTGACGCCTTTAGTGCAGGCGTCGCCGGGGATTTCCGTTACGATCAGCGATTCGAAGGGCCTCAAGGTCGCGACGCAAATCGTGGATATCGTCGCGGATATGAGCCCGACGAACATCGTTTTGGACATCGCCGACGCGACGAAGGTCTCCCAGCCGGTTCCGACCGCTCCGGGGCCGTGATCTCGTTTGCAATCTCTGCACTCGCGCTGTAACTTGGCGCGAGTGCGTCGTTTTTCTCATTTGAAAGGCTCTCGCCATGACCGAACTCGCACCCGCGCCAATTGTCGCAACTCCGCCGTTCCCGCCCATTTTCGCGCCAGCGTCTCCGCTGGCTGAAAAACCTGTGGCCGAGGCCACCAAGTCCGACCGCCAAGCGCGCCGAGACGCCGCCGACAAGGCTGCGATGGTCCCCGTGACCTCGGAAATGATCGCCGCGGCGAAAACGGTCCACGGCCTCCACAATCTGACGGATGGGCAGATCACCGCCGCGTTCCGCAAGATGTACGTCGCGCATCATCTGCCGCCGCGCCCGACGAACGAATGGCCGAAGTGGATCACTCCGCATGAAAGCCATATCATGCGTCATCTCGCGCCAGCGGTGGGAGAGGCCAAGCCCGTCGAGCTTTCGCCGCCGATCGTTGCGGACTATCCCTATCACGTCGCGCGCGACGGCGCGGTGACGGTGCTCGTGTCGGATCAGGAGGAGGCGGACGAGATGACCGCGGCCCACGTCGCGCATGATCCGAACGCCCCGCCGAAGGATGAGGTATCGGCGGTTGACGAATGGCGCAAGGGTCGCGCCGAGCGTCGCGCTGCTGCGGTAAGCAAAGCGGGAGCATCCAAGTGAATTTCGTTCTCCCTCCGAAAAGCCAAGTCGGATACCTCGATCCGGAGATTGCGGGCGAAGGCACGAAGATCATCCACAGCGACGGCGAAATCGTCAATTGGGCGCCGCCGCCCGTCAAGCCGATCATTCCAGATCTGAGCCAGGTCAAATCGATCCGGCACTATTTCGGGCGCACGGGCGGGAAGACCTATCCCGCGTGGTTTTACCATGAGAAAGAAGCGCCGCGGCTGCTGAAAAGCGCGGATGAGGCGGCGCAACTCGGGATTGTCCGACGCGAGGCGACGGTGCATGAGCGCGGAACCTACGGCGTCTCGGCGGTCTGGGATTATGCGCCCGAGTGCGAGTGGAGAGCCGCGCCATTCGAGCGCGATACCAAGTTCAATCCCGATCAGGTGACGAACGCGAAAACCGTAATCCGGCAGGAAAACCGCTCGCAGAACGAAAACGCGATGATCGAGCGGATGATACCACAGGTCGCGGCGGCGGTCGCGGCGGCGCTCCGGGTTGCCCAGCCCACGGCTCCCACTGGCGCGCCGACGAGCGATCCAGAACTTTGGGCGCAATTTCAGGAGTTCGTCGCGTTCAAGAAAGCGGCGGAGGTCGCGGCGGCGGATCCACAAGCGAACGCGTTCGCGGCGCCCCGCGACGGCGATCCAGTCACGGAAACTCTCGGCGCCGACGATGACGAGGAATTCCAGCGCGCGGAATTGCAGGCGACGGCGATCAGGCTCGGCATCAAGATCGACAAGCGATGGGGCCTCGCGCGTCTTTCCGAGGCGATCAATGTCGCTGATGCGGAGCGAACCAGCAAGGTCGCTTGATGCTCAGTTTTGACGATATCCAGCGTCTCGCCAATGAAAAATGGGGCGCTGGGGGAACAATATCGCTGCGCTTGAAGGGCGTTGCCCAAGAATTGGTTCACGATCAAACGGGCAACTCAGTGACCGTCTCGCTCACACGAAAAGAAGTCGAAATGAGCGAGGCCGAGTTCACACGCGAAATCATCGTACCGCAACTTGATTTTCTGCGCGAAATGGTGAAGCGCGTCGAATAGGGGAATGCCTGAATGACGCTCCCCATTCCCGCCGAACCAGCGATCAAGATCGACAGCGTTCAAGATTTGCTGACGAATATGGTCGTCGACGCGGGGATCGTCGGCATCGATGAGGAAATCGAGCAACCGATCATCAATCGGGCTTTTCGTCAGATCAATTGGCTAATCGCCCAATGGGCGCGCAAACGCTGGCTGGTCTATCGCATTCAGGACTATGCGGTGACTTCGACGGGGGCGTTGAACTATACGGTCGGCCTCAATCAAACGATCAACATCAGCCCGCGACCCGATCGGCTTGAATATGCGTATCTGCGGTTGAACCCGACCGCCTCGGTTCCCGTCGATATTCCGATGGACATAATTCCGTCCGCAGAGAACTATTCGCGCATTGCGGTCAAGACGATCGGGACGCTGCCTTGGAAAGTGTTTTACGATCCGTCATGGCCTGTGGGGATTATGAAGCCGTGGCCAATTCCGCAGGCGAGCCTTTACGAAATGCACTTTGGCTTTAAGGTAGTTTTGCCGCGGTTCGTATCGCTGACGCAACTCATCAACTTCCCTCCCGAATACGAGGCCGCGCTGAATTGGTGCGGAGCCAGGAGGTTGCGGGTGAGTTATCAAATGCCGCCCGACCCGGAGATCAACGCGCTCGCGCGGGGAGCGCTCGGCACATTGCGCAGCGCAAACTCGGCAATGTCGACGCTGCAAATGCCCGACGTTGTAAGGGGACGCGGAAGTCGCGCGTATGACTATCACGGTAGTTCGGACACCTAACAGGAGAACGAAAATGTTCAAGAAATTCGCAAACATCGCGCTCGGGGGCCTCATGGCGGTCTCGATCTGGGCTGGGGGCAACATACTGTTGCATCAGGCTCGCGCGTTAGTTGGCACGCAGCCCCCCGCGATGGGGTTCAACCTCACGGATAGCCAATGGCTGCTAGGCTTGGCGGGGGGATTGAACAATATTTACGTGTATGGTCTCACCGCCGCGGGCACGACGCAAGCGACATGTTCCCAAATTCCGAGCGGTGACTATCTTGTCGAGATCGATACCGCGGCCGCATCCTCGGGCATGTGTCTTCCGACCTCCGTCGCGGGGACGGATATGCTGGTTTACAACAACGGCGCGCAGACGGTGACGATTTATCCAGCGGTCGCTAACAATCCCGCGACGGGCGCGCAGGACACGATCAACAATACGACCTCGGTTACGATCACGAGCCACAATTCGCAGGCGTTTTCTTCGGCCAAGACGGGCATTTGGTTTAGCAAGTAATGCGTTGGCTCGGTAGATATCTTATAGGAACGGACGAGTTTGAAATCGAACCATGGCGTCCGCTTCGCCCCCGTGAATATGGCATCGAATTCACGGAGCATGAAGAAAATCTGATCGATGCGGCCAGCGAAGGGCGTGAGCGTTTCGTATGGTCGCCGCATTGGCGAACATTGACGGCTCACTCTCGCGCGTATTGGGCAATGATGTGAAGATTAAGCGCACGCTGTTTGCTTGGTATGACGCGAAAGCGGTTGCCTCGGAGCGCTTTCGCGTGAGCCTGTTTCCCGCCGATGCTCCGGTTCGCCCTTCGGTCGCGGTCGCGGATAAGAAAACGGTCCTGCAAATGGCGGAAAAGAAGCGCGCGCAGGTCTATTGGTGGCCGCCGTTGCCGATGGGGGTTTAGTTGTCGCCGGGGAGGGAATCCAACCCTCAATATTTCAACGCGCATATCCTTGCCGCGTCCCGGCCAAACGGGATTTAGCACAAAATGTTTCAAAGCGAAACCCTAATTCCGCTGACCTCGGGCGCCTATCAAGCGCGCGGATATGTCGCGGATGCGCTGATTTGCGAAAATCTCTTCCCGGAAGCCAATCCGCAAGACACAAATCCGCCCGTCGCGGTCACGCATTATCCCCGCGAGGGCGAGCGCCCCTGGAGCGCCCCTCCGAACGCTGCTCCCGGCCGCGGCCTGTTCGCGCTATCCAATGGCAACCTAATCGCGGTCGTCGGCCCAAGTGTCTATTACGTCAATCCCGCGGGCGTCTGGACGCTGCTCGGCCAGATCGCGAACTTGCCGACGCCCGTCTCGATCAAAGACAATGGCAATACCGCAATTCTTGTGGATAACACGCCAAACGGTTATACGATAGCACTGAGCAACAACGCCTTTGCGCCCTTGGTTGATGGAACGGGCACTTTCGTCGGCGCAACGCGGATAGCATATAGCGATACATACTTTGCGCTCAATGCTCCCGGCACAAATCAATGGTACGTCTCGAACCCTCTGCAAGCGACTTTCAATATTCTGCAAGTCGCGGCGAAGGCGACAAATCCCGATCCGATCGAAACGCTCGCGTTCAACGTTCGACAGGCTTGGTTGATCGGGTCAACCTCATCTGAGGTCTGGTTTCTCGCGGGCTCGACGCCGTTCCCTTATCAGGAATGGCCGAATATTTTCATTCCCTATGGATGCGCGGCGAACTACAGCCTCACGCAAGCGGACGTTGATCTATTCTGGCTTTCGCGCAATTTCCAGGGCCAAGTGATCGCAGTCAAGACGCATGGGCTGAACATCGAGCGGATCACGACATCGGCTCTCGAATACGAATGGTCGAATTATCCGATCGTTTCCGACTGCATCGCGAGTTCGTTTCAGCAGGCGGGGCATACCTTCATCGTCTTTCATTTCCCGACCGCGAATAAAAGCTGGGGATATGATATTCAGACGAAGCAGTGGCACCGGCGGATTTCCCTCAACGCGCTCGGGCAGCAGCAGCGGGAGAATGCGACGTTTTATGCCTCGGTGGGCGGACCGGTCGGCAACTTCGCGGGTTATGCGAAGATGGTTTTGGGCCAAGACTGGCAGACGGGACAGATTTATTCGCTCGATCCGACCTATTTTTTCGACGGCGTCGCGACCCCGATTATTTGCCGGCGCACGTTTCCGCATTTAATTAGCGACATGAAGGAGATCACGCACGTTTCTTTCGTGGCGGATTTTGAGGCGGGCGAAATGCCGGGAGTCGCGGAAGTCAAGGGCTCGCAGTATAAGCTGCAAATGCGCTATTCGAACGATGGGGGCAATACGTGGAGCCCTTACCGGCAGAAGGGGCTCGTGACGAGCGGCAACTATCGTCGGTTGATGCGCTGGCGAGGGCTTGGCATGGCGCGCGACCGGGTTTACGAGCTACTCTGGTCCTATCCCGGCAAGAGCGCGTTACAGGGCGCCTACGTCGATCCGATCAAGCATGGCGCCTAAGTGGCGACGCAGCAGACCAGCCCCCCATTTGCGATCCCACTGGTAGATCAGCAGGGCAACACGTCACAGCCTTGGCTGCAATTCTTTCAAAGCCTATTCGCGCGCTCGGGCGGCTCATCGGGCGGCATTTCCGGGCAGTTGGACGGTATCACGACGGTTCCCGGTTCGACGCTATTCCGCGGGTCGTCAGCATGGACGGCGTTGGGCATCGGCGCGACATCATCCGTTTTGCAGGTCTCGGGCGGATTTCCCGCATGGGGCTTTCTTAGCGGTGCGAATTTCCCAGTTCAGGCGGCAAACAATATCTTCGCGGGGCCGACTTCCGGCGGGTCGGTCGTCCCCGCCTTTCGCACGCTGGTTCCCGCGGACCTCACTAGTCTCGCGGGCCAATATCCCGGCGTCACGATAAACACCAATGCACTTGCGGGCAACATTGGCGAGTATATAAGTGCAACGGTCACGAGCGGAGCGCCGGTCGCGCTAACGACAACGGTCATCGCGAATGTGACCTCGATCACGCTGAACCCCGGAGATTGGGACGTATGGGCAAACATAGGCGTCAGCGTCGCCCCGACCTCGGCAAAAGCATGGATCAGCACCTTGTCGGCGACGGACCCAGGATCGCCGAACTCGGGAGCATATCTGAGCGGGGCGAGCTTCCCGCTGGCGGGGCCAATCGGAACGATCCGCTTGCTATTGTCAGCCCCGACGACCGTTTACCTCTCGATCAACGCGACGTTCGCCGGGGGGTTAAGCGCCTTCGGGTTCCTAGGGGCGCGACGCACGCACTAGCGCGGACGTTCGACGCCTTTGAACTCGATGTAATTTTCAATGCACCTGATGTGTTCCCCGCGATCACGACAACGGGGATCGAGCGGATTTCGACCGCGAACCTGCTTTCCGATCCTCGCAACGTCGGGATGATTATCGAGGGCGGGGCCTTCATGTTCACGCAAATCGAGCCGGGGATTTACGAGACGAATTGCAGCTTTCTGACGGAATATCGCGGGGCCTACGCCAAGAGCGCGATCAAGCAGGCGATTGCATGGATGTTCACGCACTCGGATGCGGTGACGCTGTTTTGTCGCATTCCGCTTTGCAATGCGGCGGCGCTTATCGCGGTGAAGCTGGTCGGAGGTCGGAACATCGCGAACCGCCCCGGCGCATGGCCGAAGGACGGAGAGGTCTACGGCGCGAGCATTTATCAGTTGACGCTGGATGAATGGTTCAAGGCGGGGCGTTCGTCGGTTCTAGGACTGACTGTGATGGCGGATTTAGAAAGCGCGCGAAAATCGATGCTCGGGGAAGCGGACGATTTGATCAACGGCATGGCGACGCCTTCTCTCGCGCGGCATGTCGGGTTTGCGTTCGAGATGATTTTCGCGGGCCAGTTCGACAAGGGAGTGCTTTGGTTTAACCATTACGCGAAGATGGCGCTTTGGCCGCCGATGGGCTTGATTGCGCGCGAGCCCGCGATGATCGTCGCGTTTGGGGTGCTGTTGCAGATCACGGGCGATAGCTTCAAGGCGATCAAGGCGTCATGAGCGCGCCCTTCGTCATTTTTGCATTGCCTCGCTCGCGAACATTTTGGCTATCACAATTCCTATCCTACAACGGCTGGCATTGCGGTCACGAAGAAATCCGCCGCATGCGCTCGCTTGACGATGTGAAGTCGTGGCTTTCGCAACCGAACACGGGAACTGCGGAAACAACCGCCGCGCCTTTTTGGAGATTACTTCAAGACTATGCGCCGGATGCGCGCATTCTCGTCGTGCGGCGCCCGGTTCGCGAGGTCCTGAAAAGTCTCGCGGTATGCGGCCTTGAGCATCCTCGTGTTCGCGATGAAATGAAACGGCTTGACCACAAGCTAGATCAGATCGAAGTCCGCGCGAACAATTGCTTAACGGTTCGCTACGATAGTTTGAACGATCCGAGCGTTGCGCGCGTGATTTTCGAGCATTGCTTGCCCTGTCGCTTCGATCCGAGTTGGCATTCGCTAATGCAGGAATGCAACCTGCAAGTGCCGATGTCGCAGCAAATCCGCTACGTGAACGCGCATCGCCCGCAGATCGAGAAACTGGCGAAACTGGCGGCGCACGCGAGCAGAGCGCAACTCGCGCGCAAATCAGTCAAAACGCCGGACGGCTTTACGATCCAGGCGGAAAGTTTCGACAGCTTTTATCGCGATGGCAAGGCGCTCATGGAAGCGCACGTCGTCGCGATAGGCGAGGCCCCCGATAGCCATCTTCTGAAAAACATCGCGCTCATGCGCCAAGTGGACTATGAAGGCCGGATGGTCATGCTTACCGCTCGGTCGAACGGGCGCATGTTCGGTTATCTCATGACGATCCTGGCGCCCAGCTTCGAAAGCCCAGATTTGCGCAGCGCGATCCAGCTTACGCACTTCGCTTCGCCGGATGCGCCGGGGCTTGGGATGACAATGCAGCGCATGGCGGTTTCGCATCTTAAGGCCGAAGGGCGAGACGAGGTTTTCTTTCGCGCGGGACCCCGTGGGGATGGCCCACGCATGGCGAGCGTCTACAAGCGCCTTGGCGCGGTTCCTGACGGCGAACTATTCCGGCTGAATTTGAGGGCGCACTGATGGGGATCGCAGCGGCAATCATCGGAGGAGCCGCTCTAACGGGCGTCGCGGCGCTCGGGGGGTCCATGATCCAATCCAACGCCGCACAGAAAGCCTCAAGCCAGCAAGCGGCCACTGCGAACAAGGCGCTCGGCATTCAGCAGCAGCAATTCGCGACAGGACAAGCCGCGGTGCAGCCGTTCATTACGGCGGGGTCGAGCGTGCTCCCGACCCTGACGAGCCTGCAAAACCCCGGGACAGCGGCGTCGACGCTGCAAAACCTTCCTGGATTTCAGTTCGCCTCGCAATGGGGAACGAAAGCGACGCAAAACGCGCTCGCGGCGCAGGGGCTCGGGGGTTCTACAGGGCCCCTCGCCTCGGGCATTTCGCAGTTCAATAACGGGCTCGCGAGCCAGAATTATGCGCAATACATCAACCAGTTGCAAACCACTGCGGGGCTCGGATCGGCGTCCGCGTCCTCGCTTTTGTCCGGAGCAAATCAGGCGGGCGCAATTCAGGGCGGTACGTTGCAAAACCTTGGCAACGCGCAGGCGGCGGGAACGCTGGGGAGCGCGAGCGCGATTTCGAACGGTCTCAATAGCGCGGCGGGGGGCATCGGCAATTCGCTATTGCTAAGTTCCCTTTTGGGCGGAGGGGGCGGTTCCACGGGAACTTCGGTTTACGGCAGCGGCGCGGCGCCCTATGGTCAAAACCCCGCATGGTTCACGGGGTCGTCCTGATGCCGAACGCGATAGAAGACGAGGTTTTAATTGCCGATCTTTTCAGATCGCTCAAAACTGCGCGAGAATTTTTGCCACAAACTGAAATTGCGGGATATCTTCTCAAAAAGATAGACGATGTAATTGCGAAAACCGATTTGGCGCGAAAGAGGAAAAAAGTGAGCGATGCCTTGGCAATGAACCCGCTTCCAAAAGATATGGGGCTAGGACGTGAGGAATTTCGCGTTCGGTTAGCCGATCTTATGGGAGAGTTTCTGGGCCACAAAGTAGACTCAGTCACTTTGGCCGAGGAATTAGATGCGGCGCGTCGGCGATTTTACGTCGTGCCAGTCGAAACAGTGTCGTAACCCTGATGCCTAACGCCTTCGCAGAGCCTCTAGGAGGACCGCCAGCACCAGATGCGGGGCCAGCGGGAGCGGTACAGCCTCAAGGCAACGGGCTGGCGTCAGCGCCCGGCCCTAGCGCGCCCAACGCCATGCAAGGGCAGCAGGGTCCGCCACCGCCGTCGCATCAGCAGGTCGTCGTGGGATTGCGGCATATGCACGCGATCGAGGTGGAATTGACCGGGCTTCTCAGCGACCCGGATTGCGGCAAGACGGATATTCGATCGAAAATCATCGATGGCGCAACGGGACTTGTGGCGAAGGGCATCTTGACTGCGGCGCAGGCGGTGACGCAGCTCGGCCAAGTCCCCGATCGCCCGTTCGATCAGAGGCAATGGCTTGAGCAGCACTTTATGCAGACGGTGCAGGCCCAGACCGCGCTTCTCGCGCACCATCAGCAGGGCTTTGTCGATCAGCAGCCCGACGCGACGCCGCCTAACCCTGACCAGCATCAGGCGATGGTCGGAGCGCTCACGCAGCATTATCAAGGAGCGCAGTAATGGTCCCGTTCGGCAGATACCACGCTGGCCAGTTGAAGCAATATCGGCTTCGAGAACCAACTCAATATCGGGCCGGTCACTATGGTCTGTTAGTGAGATTAATTCGAGCCTCACCACTGCGCGTCCCGCTTCGGCGCGCACTCTTGGGACTGTCTGCGGGTTTAATTGGTATTGCGGGTAAGTTTTGGGACGATAATCGGGAGATATAAATAATGGGCGTTGCCGCACTTTACCCGCACGCGAACCCGCCGCCGCAACAGCCAAGCCCGTGGCAGATCATTCCCGCGCTGCAAAGCATGCAACAGTTTCAGGCCCGGCGGGCGGTCGGCAATGCGTTTCAGCAGGGTGTGCGCCCTGATGGAACCTATGATCCTAGCGTCACCCTCAACGCGATCGGCGCCGACCCCAGCGCGGCGCTTGCGGCCCCGGAAGGCATCACGACGGCGCTTCAGGCGCGGCAGCAGAATATTCAAAACTCGACCGCAGCGCTGGAATATGGCGTCAAGAGTTACGGTGCGCTCGCCGCTCCGATGGCGGCACTTAATCAAAAACCCAACCTAACTATGGAAGACGCCTATAATCTAGCTGGGTTTCTTTCAAGGCTTCCCGGAGCTAACGCATCGGTCATCAACGGCTGGCTTGCAGGCGTAAACGCCGGCAATGTGAAAGACAAGATTGCTCAATTGACGACTTATGGCATGGGGCCAGCGGCTGCTGCGGGGCAACAGCCGGGTCAAGTCGGAGCGAACAATCAGCCGACGGTCACGACGGCGGGCAAAGCGGCATTCACCGGGCCGGGCGGCGCCGCACCGGGCCAAAATCTCACGACGCAGCCGCCGCCGCAGGCGGCCGCCGATCAGGCGGAATACATCGCCGATCAGAGCAAAAGCCCGGCGATCATGGCCGGCATTCGACCGCTGCAACAGGCCCTCCCGCTGGTCCGACAACTCAACGATCCGAATTTCGGGCCGCTATCGAAAGGATGGACAGAAGCCAAGGCCGCCTTATCGCAACTCGGCATCATCGATCCTAATACGAGCGATACGGCAGTGAGGCAGGAACTCGGCAAATATCTGTTGCAATATTCCGCCAATGTGAAGGCTGCAGGGCGTTCCGATGAAGGCCTCGCGGCGGCGGTAGGATCAAACCCGAGCGCGGACACAATGACGAAGCCCGCCGTTATCGCGACGCTGACGAATCAAGTCGCGCGCGATCGCATGGACGCGGCTTTGCCGATGGCGGCGCCGGGGTTCCAAGGCTATCAAAAGTTCAAAACCGGCTATTACGCCGGTATGGATCCGGATGCCTTTAAATTCGACCTGATGACCCCGCAAGAGCAAAAGGCGAAACTCGCATC